GAACAGGCCCGGGTCATCATCGAAACACTCGACCGCATGTTCCCGACCATCAAAGCATACGTCGAGATGACCAAACAACAGGTACGTACCATCGGAGTGGTAGAGACGTACTTCGGCCGTCGGCGGCGCTTGGACATCCACAACCTGCCCTTCATCATGAGAAACAAGGCCGAACGTCAAGGCGTGAACTTCAAGATCCAGAGCACGTCCTCAGACATTGTTCTGAAAGTACTCTGTGATATCGACGAACCCTTACGACATGACCTCGGCGGGCAGGTCCTCCTGACTGTGCATGACTCGATTGGCTTCGAGATCCCGAAAAAGTACCTCTCTCAGGCAGCAGACCTGATAGACCATTACGGAGTAAAGAAGGTGGGCAAGCTCTACCCGTGGCTACCTGTCCCCTTCAAGTGGGACATCGGAGCAGGACCGTCCTACGGCGAGCTTTCTTCCATCGACACAGAAGAGAAGATCGCAGAAGACCCCGACGCGTTCATCGAGCAGGAGATCAAGGACGAGCTGGCGGACGTAGGTTAGCGCTGGTAGAACCGCAGGTCCGCGGCAATAATCTTGTGTGCAATCCACCCGAACACACCCGCGTGGAGACAGTCATCCGATTTCTGCGGAGAGTGTCTCCATACTTTTTTGCCTGAGGACGTGAGCTCCTCGTATTCGTTAAGTATGTCCTCGATCGCTATCGTCATATCTTGAAGCCTGCCGAATTCCGCTCTCTTGTTCTTCAGCAGCATCAAATAATTGTCGATCAGGGTTGTCCGATTTCCTATGTAACGGTCTTCTCCGTTGAAGATCAGAGCCTTGGCGGGAGCTCCGTACTGCACCTGAGTCACTCGATGATATCCCAGCTTCTGTTGCAAGAGGTTGTTCGCTATTGCCCCACCTCCCGCGTCACCCACAACCAGCGCAACGTTGTACGCACTACACGTGAACGCGATTTCCTCGATAGAGTTAACCGGATTCATGCCCGGGTAGATCTTGTAGAAGAGAGTAACCAGCTTGTCATCTGCCGGTCGGTACCCCCAAATCCACAAGACCGTCCGGGAAACCCCGTCCATCCCTCCGCCCGACCAGTCAACTCCAGCCACGATGTGTGTGAATCCGGAAACGTGCAGGCTATTGGGAATCGGCAAGAGCTGTCGGTTTCCACAAAGCGACTCCAGCTCTTCCTTGGTTATCATACGCTCGCCTAGAGAATCCGACACTCCCAGGACCTCATTCTTGAACAGTGTCTGGGAGTAGTTCGGATCGTTCATCTTCACGACAATGCGCGTCCACCGCTCGTGCGCTCTCTCAACAATCGCACTTGAAAACCCCCGCTTGGCACACGCCTTGGGAAGGTTCGCCGGCATGATGAGCTGAGAAATATGAAAACCGTGCATCGCAAAGGCTGGCTCATAATCCATCTCTTTCGGCCGGTTGAAATCGATCCACTGCCCGGTATAGGGGTCCAAGTACTCTCCGCACTTGAGACAGATGATCCCTTCCTTGCCCATCGACTTTGCAGAGTCCACAAACTGGTGCGTGTTGCACGCGTCGCATCGCATCACCCATTCGGACTGCGTGCTCTGTTCCCAGAGACTCTGGATGGTGTTCTCCATCGTCTTAGGGGTCCCCGCGTACGTCTCGAAACCGTAACTGGAGTTGGCCATTGTCTCGTTTCCGATGATGATGACCGGGTCGTACAAAATGTCCTGGACCTCGTCGAACATATTCCGGTCCGACGAGATACTACGCAGACGCTCCGGGTCCTCATCGGCGTACATGAAGTGCATCACGGAGCCGTTCGTGAACTGTTTCTGAAGAACACGGTCCGAGAGGTCTGAGGTCAAGAACCGACGACTGATATGCGGGGAATAGCGCATGACCTTGGCCACACGCGTAGTAGAGAAGATAACCGTCTTCTCTTTCTGTGGGCTCACGTACATGGTCTTGAAGTGCGGGATGACTGAGCACTCCAGGATGTTGAAGTTCGCCAGTGAAGTGGACTTTGCTACCTGACGACCGGTCTTGAAGAGCGTGCGACGAAAACGCCCATCATAAAAGGCCCGGTGCATGGGGTATAAATCAAAGCGGAACGACCTACCGTCCAGCTTCAGCCATGCTTCTGCCAGCTCGCTGAATCGCGCTGTAGGTTTAGTCTTCATACACCCTCAAAATAGCGAATAGCTACAAAGGCCACAAGAGGAGAACGATGGCAAAGAAAGAACCGGAACACGACCAGAACGACCAGAAGTACGCGGACCTGTACAGTATTCCCCGGGCAAGCATCGAAGAAATCAAGAAACAGATAGTCCTGACGTGGAAGTACAACCAGCACCGCGGCGCCATCCTCGTGGTCGGGGAGGCCGGCATCGGGAAGAGCCAACTGTGTGGACAACTCAGCCGGGAATACGGAGCAAAGATCTGCGACGTCCGAACCGCACACTGGGGCCTGATGAGCGCGGGTATCCCGTCCGTGAAACATCAGGACCGGGGTTTCTTCGACATTGTCCTGCCGTCCGTCTTCCCTAAACCAGGGGAGAAGGCCATTCTGGTATTTGACGAAATCAACCAGGGGTTGCAACACGCGATCAGCATGTTCTTCTCTTTGATCGAAGATCGTCAAATGTTCAACTACAAGCTTCCGGATGACTGCCTCGTTCTTGGGCTGATGAACCCGAATACAGCACAATACGCGGTTACACAGATCGAAAGCAACATGGCACTCCGCCGACGGCTGAAGATGTTTTACGCTATCCCGAGCTACGAGGTCTGGAAGCGCCACGCAATCACTCCTGAGTTTCACCAGACAGACCTTCACGCACTGGGCAACGCGCGGCCGTGTCATCCGCTCCTCACCAAATTCTACGAACAGCACCCAACGATGTTCTACGACTTCAAGGGGCAGAAAGCACAGAAACAATACGCGTGTCCCGCGACCATCCAAACGATTTCCCTCGACATGTACCTCATGGAAAAAGAACGGATGGACCTGACAAGCGACTTTGCGCGGATGCGCTACGCCGCGTCTATCGGTCTTCCACACGCCGACCAACTCGTCGCGTTCCTGAGAGACGAAGACCGATCCATTGACCCCAGAGAAGTACTGTTCAAGTTCCCCAAAGTGCAAGACGAGATCGTGGATCTCATCAACAGCGGCCGGCAAGAAGTTCTTCACGAGGCTATGCAGGGGGTGCTCATGATGCTCTTTGCGGACCAGCCCCCGGTAGACGAGGTTGCTCGAAACTTCGTCCTCTTCCTGAAGACACTCACTCCGGACATGTCCATGTCGATCTTTACCCAACTGAACACCATATCGAAGGAAAACAACGCTATCGAATACCGACAAAAGCTCATGATCGCCATGAACAAATTCCCTGAATGGGTCGAGATACACAAACGCGCGGACGACGGACAGAAGAGGGTAGATTCCGGGCTCAAGTAGTAACCTTCAGGTCACTAATCTCAGACGCCAGCTCTTCCGCCTTCATCTCGACATACACGTAGCAGGACGCAAGCCTGGACAACTGTACCCCAAGAGAGTCTTCAGCAAACTCAGTATGCTGGAGCCTGTTCTTGGGCAGTTTGTTCCAGGCTTCGCGCACCTCGCTACGTGCGTATTTTGCTTCTAACGGTAACCGGCAATCGGGGTACTGACAATCCAAGGTCTTTTGAATCTCCTCGCTGTCGAGTTCTTTAGGGGGAATCAAAAAACCTGCTCGCTTGAGACAGACCGCGATATACAACTGCACGTCCTCGTCGAATTCCGGGATCTCGTGACCGTGCGGGTCCAACCCCCGGATGAACCCTGCCTCGTGTACCGCCCACGCCATATGCGCAGGATGGCACTCCTGTATCGACTCGGGGTTGGTCAACTCGTCGTTGAGTGTCTGGACCGTATGCTGAAAGACGATGTTGTCCCAATAGAACGCCGGATTGAGTTGTAGTGTTATCGCCGCCATCAACTTGTTGCGCGAAACTACTGGAAGCTCGATCCCGTCATGCTGCAAAGTCATCCAGATCGTTTCCGGCTCCCAGTGCAGGATGTCTACCCCGTACAGAACGCGCACAGCCATATAGAGAGACGCCGCCGCATGTCCCTCGCTGTTCAACAGAAGCTGACGCGCGGTGGACTCCCGGGACGCCGTCTTTACCAGGTAATTCTGGAAGACGGGTGCTTTCTGGACGAGGATTTCGAGGGAGGAGGTCACTTGTTGTACGCCGCCAGCTGGCGCTGGACCGTCGCCTTGATGTCCGCAGGCAGGGTAGGCAGGACCTGCTCCAAGAGTTCGAGATTCACTTCTCCAGACGGGGCGATCTCCTGGGCGATCTCGGGACCAAGAACATCCTCCCAGAAGGTCAGGGGGAGCGACGAAAGGAGCTGCTTGTTCGCCAACATACCGGTCCCGATCTTGATGTGCTCGGATGCGAGCTTGTCCATATTGAAGACCGTTCGAACCGGATCAGGAATCGACTTGCCGTAAAAGCGGTCCACTCCCGACTCCCGGTCCAGTCGGGCAAGCTCAGACGCTAGCTTGAGCTGGTACGACCGATCTTTCAGATACGGATCCGTGTTGTCGAACATCTGCGCTACCTTCTCGTAGGCAGCGGCAAGATTTGACCCGAGATTCTTGGCAGCCATCTCCCGAGATTCGAATGCCGACTTCAGCATCCGCGTACTCGTGATGGTAAAGCCTGCGAGCTTGTGCGTGGCGGGCATCAGAGGAACGTCATACTGCTCTGCAAACTTGCAAAGCCGGTAGAACGCCTGTGTGCGGTCTTCGACAGACAGGGTTGCGTACTTCTCGTGGAGCACGCGCTCCGCGAACTTGACGTCCCCGGCAGAGGCTACCTTGAACCGCTGCTTTTCGGGCAGAAGCCACTGGTCTTGGGACGCCTGCTTCGTCACCGTTTGGTCGAATATTTTGGTATCAATCTCGTAGAGCTCCGCCGCCTTCTTCAACATCATATCCACTTCCTGCGGGACCGCGGACGCGAACTTCCGGTACCCCAAGGACATGGCGGCATGTTCTCTCGTGTGAATCGGGAACTGGCGACACCCGGGCCACGCGAATGCCGTAGCCGGAAGATCCTGAAACTCCTCCGGACCAACGTTTGCGGTCTTGGTCATTTCTCGCATCTCAGGAAACTGCATCAGCATGACCTTGAGTCGCGAGTAACCCGTATCGTTTGTCTGGTCGATGATCATCAGAACCTCCTGTCCTCAACCAGCTAAAAGTATAAGGAGAAAGCCGTGGAAAGTAAAGCTAACGCTATGCACGACGTTTTGCAGTGGCTCTGCTCCTGCAATCCGCGCGCCGGCAACAACTTCTACGGAAGAGTGTTGAACGGGTGTGGTCGAATGCCTGTGCCGAACCTGAAAACCTGTGCCGTCACGCTGACCCAGGAGGGACACTACAAGTTCCTGTGGGATTCCGATTGGTATGAAGAACAGCCGCGGGCCTTCCAGATCTTGGTCGTCTTGCACGAGGTCGCCCACCTCGTACTGAAACACTTGGAGCGGATCCTTCGAATCCGCCTTCAAATGGCGGACCCTAAGAAATACGAGCAGATCCACGAGATCGTCAACGCAGCCGCAGACATGGCAGCTAATGACACGGTTCTGCGACCTTTCGTACAGGAGGCAGGACTCTCGACGTACGGAAAGGAGTTCAAACGATTCCGACTCCCAGAACACCGAGAACCGAAACCGTACCCGAAAGGTGAAACCTTCGAGGAGTACCTCGCACGACTCCTGGAAGACATGAAAAACGACGGTTGGGAGCCTGGAAAGCCCTACCCACAGTGGTTTTCCGACCTGGTCGGGAAATGTCCCGCACCCATGCTGGATCCGGTAATCAACGTACCTCTTCAGGATCTGACAGACGCGGAAATCGAGAGGATCATCAGTACTGCACACGGCGAATCCAACATGCTCATCAAGAAAGCCATCGAGCAGACCGAGAGATCCCGAGGAACCGTACCCGCACATCTGAAATCATGGATCGACAGCATTTTCGTAGAGCCAAAAGTCCCGTGGCCTCAAGTCTTCCGAGGATACCTGAAGACGGCCCTGTCATCGAAGCTCGCCGAGAGCTCCGCGTACCCCAATCCTGCGCTGTTCCCCTTGGCGCTGACCGGGGAGATAGAGCCGTACACCGGGTATCAGAAGGAATTCAGCTTCAACATGGCGGTCCTGATAGACAGTTCGGGGTCCATCGGGGATGACGATTATCAGACCTTCATGGGAGAGCTCCAAGGAATCTCGCAAGCCGAAAGAGGAGCCAGCGCCACCCTCGTCTACTTTGACGCCGCGGTACAACACGTTGAGCAACTCGACCTAGACCCGGAAAAGTTCAAAAACCACTACAGGTATTCATGTGGGGGGACAGACTTCAATCCTCCGTTCCAGTACATCCTCGGACTGGAAACCCGCATGGATAACTCCGTGCAGGAACTCCCGCCCATGCGAAAAAGCTGGGACGTGGTGATCATACTCACAGACGGAGAAGCCCCCATCGAGTCTCCTGGAGGTCCTTGTCCTGCGTGGCTTCCGCCGTGCCCCGTCATCTGGGTCCTGGTAGGAGGTCGAAAATCCCACCCCGCGATGGGCTCGCGGATCGTGAAACTGGAGTAGCCATGGATATTTACTGCGTGAAGATTCGGCAGCGCCGACTCCGAAACCGTGAGTACTTTCCGTTCGAGCGGATGTACGTCGTCCCCTCTACGTTCTTCGAAAACGACTACTGGAAGCGGGTATTCCCGTACATGCTTGTCGCCGAGTCACCCAAAGCGTTGCTCGACGTCCTTGAGAAGATGGACTGCGATGCAGAGATCGTCATCGAAGAAACTGGAAACCCAGAACCGAGGACTAGTAGGCCGCGCCACACGATCCGAAGAACTATCGAGGACGCCATGCCGCGTCTCAATGAAAAACGAATCGTCATCCCTACGTACGTGTACAAGAAAAAACTAGGGTACCTCTGGTCCTACCTGAAAACCGCAAAGGCCCAGGGGATCGAACTCAGCCTGTACACGCCGAACATGATCATTCCATCCATTTGCTATCAGTGCGTAAACCTGTCGCACAAATACGCAGGTGAGTGCCAACTCACGGACAGCAAGTGCAGAGAGTTAATCGCACTGGATATCCCAAAACAGAAAGGGGATGAAGAATGCCTGTTGGATTCGGAAAATCATCAGTCACGAAAATCAGCGTCCCGGACGGACTCCCCAATCCAGCCGTAGTAGACGACTACACGTTAGCCAGTCTGCTGAAGTACCGGACGAAGACTCTCTGGCATTTGATACTGCACCGGAACACCCTCTACAAGTCGTGGACCATTCCCAAGGCACACAACAAAACCCGGATCATCCATGCCCCACAGGGGAGTATGAAGCGTGCCTTGAAACTCCTGAATAAGCGGCTCTTGAATCCGTTGCAGGAACCTCTGGGGGATCACGTTTCGGCATACCGTAAACAGAGGTCAATCCGAACCGCAGTCATGCAACATCTGCGGCCTTGTCCTATCTGCGACAGTTTTCCGAATGCTGTATCCCCGAAAAAGCACGACTGTCCCAAGTACGGAACGTTCATCAAGATCGACCTCAAGGACTTCTTTCATTCAACCAAGAAGTCCTGGGTACGCAACTGCTTCAAGGAAATAGGATACAGCCACTACGTATCCGACCTGCTCTCCAACTTGACTACAGTGTCCATAGGTCCGGATGGAACCCGGAAAAAAGACGTGATACCTCAAGGCAGCCCCGCATCTGGAGCCATCTGCAACCTGGTAGCGGATCGGCGCCTAGACGGCGCCATAAAGAGCTACCTCGCAGAACTGGACCTGACCGCAGGACTGACGCCGCCATGGAACTGGTGCTACACGCGGTACTCGGATGACCTCATCATCACCTGCGGGAAACTCCTGTCCCAGGAAGACCGAACTGCAATCGTGTACCGGCTGCGGGGAATCATCCGGGAATGCGGTTACCGCGTAAACGCAAAGAAGGTACGTACGCCGCACAGCTACTTTCGGAAACGCGTACTCGGGATAGTCATCAACAAAAAGTTGAACATCCCGAAGGAAGAATACCGGAAGTTACGTGCAATCATTACCAATGCAAGCCGGCACGGCTTGAGTTCTCAGCACAAGAAGGCCGGTAAGAAAACCCCGCAGGCTCTCATGGATTACCTCCAAGGCCGAATAGGGTTCGTGCAGTTCATCAACCCCGAAAAGGGAAACAAGCTGATGGTCGCCTTCCAGGAAGCCAAACCAGCGTGGGAGAAAGAACTCCATGGCTGATATACCTGCCGAAATTCCCGACAAGATATTCACGTACGCCTTCAGCGGTCGTGAAACCTGGCGGAGGCACAGAGGAAACGGCATGGACACCCTGCGCAACCTGTACTTCCTGTTCCGCGACACGCTGAAGGCGGAAAACGCCAAGAGACTGCTACAGTCGCCCGCACTCGATGCGTTCTTTCCTGTGTTGCGTTTCGGCTTCAATACTCAACAGGGATATACCATCACAGACGACATCAACATCATGTCTCCGGGTTTCACAGAAGGGAAAGCACAGCGAGTCCCGGCCGTCATAGACGGGGAGTACAAACTCATGTACCCGAAAACCATACAGGACGCGTGTACCCTGCCGCACAAACTGATCTTGGGGTGTAGCGAATGTCTCAACGAAGTTGAAAATCCGGAACTACATTGCGAGATAAAGAAGATATACCAAGCACAAAAGACACAACGCGTACCTTCAGAAATAATGGATACACTGGAGCGCTGGAAACATCTCAAGATGCAGCTCGAAGGATACACCTTCATCAGCCCCATATACACCGCGGGCCAGACCAGCTTCTCGTCTAGGAGACTCGCCGTCGGGTCTGTAAATTTCGATGCAATAGACCGGAACATAGAAGCCAGAAAAGAGGCAGCACAGTCCCGGGTACAAAAGGACCGGTTTAGAAAAAACGTGTGCGGAATCTGTCTGGTAAATCACTGCTGCCCAAACGATCGTTCCAGATGGTGCGAAGGAGCCTACGACAAGTCCGAAGACGCATACTACGAACATATCCTGGAAGTGTGCAACATCCCGTACACGAATGCGCAACTGGCTTACTTGTTAAAGAACTCCGGACGGCTATCGAGTTACTTCCAAGGGAAAGAGCACTACCTGACTTTCCGGTACCGTGACGGACTGCAATACATGCTGGGCAATATGCGAACCGGAGAAGAGCGCCCAATGACGTACAAGCAGGCGCAGGAAATCATCCAGAAATGCGGATACGGCACAAGTTACCCGGAAAAGCTGCGGATCACAAAACGCCTGAAAGCGTTGTTGGCTGTCGTGTCCAGCTTTTCACAAAGTCCGACAATGGGAAGTGGTTGGCACAAGACGTCCTACGCCGCACGCTACACCCGCTACGAAGACGACGGCTTCCGGCAGTATTTCTACTACAAGCGGTCAAACGAAATCGCGTCCTGGTCCTTCTACGTCAAAGACTTGACTGATGTTTACCGCTCACACGGAAGGATCCCCTTCGTGTCGAAAACAGTCAGTCCTTTAAGTTCAGTAAATAGAACTCCGTACGACACCATCAAGTCATATTGAGGAGATATCGAACGTTGGACACGCAGTCATAATGGCAGCGAGAGCTGCATCTTCGTTTGCTTGGGCGGTCGCGACACTCGCGTCCGCCTTTTCTTTTGCTGTCTGGGCATTGGCCACTGCCAGATCCTTGGAGCTCTTGGTATTGACCGCCGTTGTGTACCCGACTGTCGCCGCACTACAGAACGAGGCGAGAACCGTATCCATGAGACCCATGTACGGTTCGCTCGTAGACCATCCGCCTGTACCTGTAAGCGCCGCCTCCATAACCAGGAGTTTTGCGTGGAGATCGTACTGCCATGTGCCTGGAAGAGCAGAACACGCAGGATACGTTCCACACGCTCCGTACGTGTTGTAAATCGTCTTCGAGTCGTTGAAGAACTGTTGAGACTTGCTGGACAGATTCGATACACCGCTCAGCAAACCCAAAGGACTCAACCAGTACGTAGTCCTCGCCGTCTGACAGAAGGTGGTCTCCTTCTCGTAGATGAGAACCATGGCCGCAGCGGCAGCCGCCTCTGCCTCTGCGGTCGTAACCGCAGCCTGTGCGGTTACAGCATCTGCCTCGGCCGCGACTCGGGCTTCTATCGCCGCCTTGTACGCGTTAACGAGAGTCTGGAGATATTCCTCATCAGTCTCCGGCCGGTACAGAATCGGCAATGGCGGAGGCGGAGCAGGAACCTCAAACTCGGACCGGAACACGTACCATGTGTTTACTGCGGTATCGACACGCTGAAGAACAGCCTGCTTCGCCTGAACTGCCAACTCTACGTCTGTGTACCTAACTACAAATGCGTTGGCCCGGTACCTCTTGGTTCCGTTGGTGATAGCCGCCGCGCGGGTAGTGACGATGTTTTCAAGATCATAGGGATTAGCTACCCGCACGAAAACATCTTGCTTGGGGTCCACTAGATCGATCACGTCGTGCACGAAAAGGTAAACGTCCGGGAGCTCTCCCGGAACAACCACAGTCGTCGTGATTTGGTACTTCATCCCGTCATCGAGTTCGACCGGGATACATTCCTGCGTAACCTCTGTCTTGATCATGGTGCGTTCTCGATGTGGTAGTTGACGGTCCCTGTGAACTCTCCGACGGCCCGGGCGTACTTGGTGACCAGATCCTGCACGCGGTCTTTCGTATACTCCGTAAACTCTATCGCCGCAAGGTCGGTATCATATACTACCATGCACGCGCTGTCTCTGTAGTACCCCCGACCCTCAAGTATGGCCTGATCACGACTCGGGACAACGTGCTCCATGTCCCACACCGTAGCAACATGTTCGAAAGTCCCGAGCTCGGTGTTCATCACAAAGATCTCCCGAGCGATTCCTGCAACGTACGTGACCGTCGTTTCTATCTGGTACTTCGGGCCCTCGATGATCGTACGGAATTGCGTGTAGTCGATCGTTACGCTCATGTGAACGTCTCCGTCTCGTCCCCCTCGAAGGAAGAACCTGAGGTCTCGTAATCGTTCACAAGCCCTTGTGCTTCAAGTTTCACAGAGTTGAGCTTGTTGATCGCCTCGGAAAGGTCATCAAACCGCGTGTAGTCGTCTTTCACTCGGCAGTACAGCTCGTGGTTCAGGTTGTATCTCTGCGCAATCGCGTCCGATCCTGCCGCGTGAGTGACCATGCCACTAGAAATCACGTAATCCATGCCCAAGTCATACGGGGCCGGGAATTTGTCCACCACAAGAATCGACGTATTGTATGCCCCAATGGCTGCAACGGTTGTGATAAAACTGGTAACCAGCGGGTTGATATGCTGCCACAAATCCGGACACGTAATGATAACATCATCCCCCACAACTATTGACCCAAGACCCAGAGCCGCCACGATACTCGGACCTGTCAGCTCGAAGAGATCTCGTACGGGGTACAGCACCTCGGGGTACGCCTCAAGATCTGTACGAGAGCAGACACGCGCGAGCGCATCAGGCTGCGTGTTCGTATTCAGACGCACCAAAAGAGAAGGTTCCAGTTCCACAGGATCGGTATTCGTAGGCCCGGTAATGACCTTCGTATGAAGGTAATATCCTGACCCCAGAATAAACCGCTCCATTTCAAGAGTTAGCTTAGCGTCTGGAGGAAATGGCATTGCATCACCACGGGTTCTATGGTTTCTTTCTGATAGTAACGGGACCTAAGGTGGAGGTCAACAACGATGGGTGTACACGCATATTTAGGCATCGACCCCTCCCTCCGAAAAACAGGTCTCTCCCTCATCATCGACGACAACGGACTGCTCGAAACCCGGGTGACACACACCGTCCCCAAAGACCTCCGCGGCACACCCAGACTCCAGTACCACAGGACACAACTCCAGGAGTTTGTTCGGGGACTCTCCCCCATCTTCACCGCTATCGAAGGCCCATCACTTTACAGCGTAAATCGGGCGGATGACCTGGGAGACCTACGCGGCCGTCTCTCTCTGACGATGGAGGACCTGGGAAGCCCTGTGCTCCGAGTAGCCCCCACTTCGGTAAAGAAGTTTGCGACCGGTAATGGTGGAGCCTCCAAAAACAAGATGATCTCGGCCGCGGAAGACTTCTGGAACCAGAAAATGACCGAAGATGAAGCAGACGCCTCCTGGTTAGCATACATCGCCTACGCGTATTTCAGCCCCGAGCCATTACATGGTTTAACCAGGGCACAGATAGCTGTAATCTTTGGTATGAGAATGCCTAGAGCCAAGAAGGAAACGGTTCGTCTGAGCCGTACAACCACCAATCTCTGAAGGAGTGAACATGCTCGAATTCCCACGACTCCTGTCGCAGGAGAACACGGACCCCTTTGGCGCAGTGCACTGGACGAAACACCACATCATCAGTAAGGACAAGAACGGGAAGATCCTCTACGAGTGCACCGATGCAGAATTTCCGGACTTCTGGTCTCTCGATGCTTGCGGGATCTTCGCCCAGAAATACCTCCGGCAATCCCGGGTATCTTCAGAACGGGAAACCAGCGCAAAACAAACCTTCTCTCGCATTGTGAAGGCAATCGCGGCGGAGGGGGTAGCGAAAGAGTACTTCGACGAAAACAACGCAAAGATCTTCTCCGACGAGTTGATTACCATACTCGTAAAACAACTCGCAATGTTCAACTCTCCTGTGCTCTTCAACGTGGGCGTTTCGGGAGTAGCAAAACCGCTAGCGTCTGCGTGCTTCATCAACTCCGTAGAAGATGACATGGCCAGCATCCTGGAGTTGGCAAAAACCGAGGGGCTGATTTACAAGGAGGGGGCGGGTTCGGGCGTGAACTTCTCTCCGCTACGCGCGTCTACCGAGAGCATCCGCGGGGGCGGTCACGCTTCAGGCCCTGTCTCCTTCATGTACATCTACGACTCCGTCGCCAGCATCATCCTGTCCGGCGGCAGGACTCGCAGAGCCGCCAAAATGTGCATCCTGAATGCCGACCACCCGGACATCGAAGCGTTCATCTGGAGTAAGGGAAACCAGGAGGATATCGTACGTATCCTCGTCGAAGGAGGACTCAGCCCGGAATTCCAGGAAGTAAACGGGGCCTACTCCATCGTTCGATACCAGAACGAGAACCACTCTGTCCGCGTTACGGACGAGTTCATGAAGCGGGTACGTGAAGTCCTTCACGGATACAAGGAAGACTTCTCGTGGCATCTCATCAACCGCACAGATCAGTCCCTCGCGGAGATTGTCTCGATCAAGGATCTGTTCTTTTCCATTGCCGAAGCGGCGCACAAGTGTGGGGACCCGGGAATCCAGTTCCACGACACCGTCAACAAGATGAACACGTGCGCCAATGACGGAGAAATCCACGGAAGCAACCCGTGCTCTGAGTTCATGTGGCTGAACGACTCCGCCTGTAACCTGGCCAGCATCAACTTGGACCGTTTCTCTCTGCCGGAAAGAAACTTCGACGTAAAGACGTTCAAACACGTCATCCGGATTTTCATAACCGCACAAGACATCCTGGTGGGAATGGCCGGATACCCGACCAAGAAGATCGAGGAGAATAGCCACAAATACCGCCCGCTGGGTCTAGGGTACTCGAACCTCGGGGGACTCCTGATGGCTTGGGGCTTTCCGTACGACAGCGACGACGGACGAAATCTGGCAGCATCTATCACCAGCTTGATGACAGGACAGGCGTATCTGGTCAGCACCGAACTGGCAGAAGTCAAAGGGCCGTTCGAGCGCTTCGAAGCCAACAAGATCTCCATGGAGGATGTGCTTTCCAAGCACGTTACGTCCACCAAGTCCTTGAAGCGAGACATAGCAGGAATCCACACCAAGGCACTCACCACCTGGAGAGAAGCAGTAGGTGCGGGTTTCGGGAAGAGAGGTGAAGAGGGTGTTGGGTTCCGAAACTGTCAGGTCACCCTCCTTGCCCCCACAGGCACTATCGGCTTCGTAATGGACTGTGCAACCACCGGGATCGAACCGGATTACGCACTGAAGAAAACGAAGATACTCATCCAAGGGGAGACCATGGACTACGTGAACCCGAACATAGACCGGGCACTTACTGTTCTTGGATACTCAGAGAAAGAGCGGCTGGATCTTCTCGCCTACGTCATCGACAATCGGCACCTGGAAAGATCCGGGCTGAAGGAGGAACACCTCGCAGTATTCGACTGTGCTTCTGCCGTAAAAGGAGCCAAGAGATTCCTGTCGGTGGACGCACACATCGAAATGGTCGCGGCCGTACAGCCCTTCCTGTCAGGGGCAATATCCAAAACGTTCAACATGCCGCACAACGCCTCCGTAAAAGACGTCGAACTGACTTTCCTGAAGGCATGGGAGCGTGGCGTGAAAGCCATCTCCATCTACCGAAAGGGAAGCAAGCTCAGCGAGCCTATGCGGGCCGAAGAGATATTGCAGGAGTTAAGGAAAAAGAAACCTACCTTGTCTCGGGAAGAACTCCCGAATGACCGAGAGTCTCACACACACAAGTTCAGTGTCGGCGGGTACGCCGGCTACCTGATCATCGGGTACTACGAGGACGGCCGACCGGGTGAGATGTTCATCCGGATGGCAAAACCGGGGTCTATGGTGAGTGGGTTGCTGGACTCTTTCGCAAAGGCGTGTTCCTTCCTGTTGCAGTACGGTGTTCCTGTGGAAGAACTCGTTCGGAGTTTCGAGGGTGTTAAGTTCAGCCCGGGAGGGATCACTTCCAACCCTGACATCATGTTTGCCACCTCGATCATCGACTACGTATTCAAGTGGATGAAGAAGCGGTACCTCACTCCTGACAAACAGAAAGAAATCGAGGACCGCCGAGAAAAGAAATTCCGGACTGCCGCGGCATCGGACTCCCTGGAACACGACGAAATGGATTACGACCTCAGCGAAGATCCCTGCTCCAACTGCGGAAGCCCCATGGTCAAGACCGGCACATGTAGTGTGTGCCGGGTCTGCGGACACGGAAACGGAGTGTGCTCATGAAATGCATCAATTGCAAATCCACCAAGAAAAACAAGGACTACATCGAGGTCATGCATCAAGGCGTCGAAATCGGGTTCGTGTGCGGCACGTGCATGAATGGCGTGAACGGTCTCCGACTCTTTGTTCAGCGCATGAAAGATGGTACGTTTGAGCTGAAGGAAATGCAAAACATCCCCAACCCGAGGTGACATGGCACTCTCCGCGTTCGTATCGAAATTCGCAAAGGACCTGGAGAAGGCAGAAACTCCCGGCGCCGCCAGTGCAGCTGAAGCGGCTCAGAAGTTCTCAGATGCCTTCATCGCGTTCTTCGAAAACGCACAAGTCAACGGAGCCCCAATGAACCCGGGCACTTCTCAGATCGCGAGGAGTGCCCTGGTCAGTGGGGTTCAGGCGGCGTTCGAAGCAACGGGAGGTCCTACGGCAGTCTGCGACCTCTTGGAGGCCGCTTTTTTTGCCTACTGGAACGGCACCCCTATCACCGCGATGTTCACGCCTACGCCTACCATCGCGTCCATTGCTCCCGGGGGGAAACTTTCCACGGCCATGAGTTCGATCAGTGCGCCAGACCCGTCTCAGCCGTCAGCAAAGGGAAAAGTAGCGAATGCCATTCTCAAGTGGCTGACCACTCCTGGAAGCGGACCGGTAATCGCGATCACACCGCCTCCTCCAGGCGTCACTGCTGTTTTTATGTAAAAGCTACAATCAGCTTTGGGCGCCCGCAGCACGATCCCAGTGGAAACCTTCGAGGTAGAACCGCGCTTCGTACGCGGCATCGTTCAAAAGATACGACGTGTATATGAACGTGTTAACCAGCGATGTCAGATCGAACTCCCCGCCGTGAGACACGACAACGGACGTGTTGTTCGTTGTGGACTGGAACCATAGCATCCTCGGCGCCTCCGTAATCCACGCAGGCTCGAAGAAGGGGTTTGTACTGAGAAGCGCCGACACGAGAGCTGCCCCGGCTACGCCCATAGTAGCCAGAGTGAATTCAACGTTGTATCCGATGATCGCCTTTTCCGTAACTCCTGAAGGATACCCAGGAACTCGAATCCTCGGGAACCCCGCTCCTGTACCGTTCTGGATCATGGACACCGTCACGGGAGCGGCGCCGTGATCCGCAACATCAATCACGAAATGGCGCCAAATGGGCAGACCCGTAGACGGGAGAAGGCGAGGAACAAACCGCCGCTCCGTCCCTCCGCAAGGCGGGGCAACGTCCCAGTAGTATTCGTCCCCTGTTCCCGGGTTGTAAACCTGCGCAAGGTACACAACGTCGAGAAGCGTGTAGTCCGCCATGGAGTACCCGGGATGTACTTCCGAGGGGTTGGGACGATAGAGAGAATTTCCCGGAACAAAAGTCCCGTAGTTGTCGTTCGGAATCGCCTTTCCCAGGAATACATTCCGGTCAGACCGCATCCACAGGTAATACCAGGCCGGTATCTTCGTACTGTCTCCGTCGTCCGCCGAAGTCGGAAGAACCACGGTATTCATCAACTTGCTCGACAGTCCAGTAATGAGTTGACCGGGAGCAATCACACGAGAAATCGGCCTTCCGTTAACGAGAGCTCTCCCGGGACTCAACCGGATAGTATCTGGCGACCAGATAGCCGTATTGAGCGGGTCCTCCGGCTGTGCATACATGCCTTCGAGTACTGTAGACCACGGAAGGCTGCATACCTGGATGCGGGAGTACTCGCCGAAAACATCCCCCGTGTCATACCCTGCAAAGTCGATATCGTTTTCGACTTTTTGTGGGATGTGCCAGTACTGCTTCGCAAGAGGCCGAGTCACCGTTCCATCCCACCCATGAACGTGGTTGGCAATCTCGACCGGCGACGGTCCGCTGTCATACTTGAGATTCTGGTAGTAGTCCCAATCACTGGGAACGTAAATGTTCAGGGGAGTACTGGCCGGAACACTCCAGCGCACTCCCATTATGTAATCACCACCGGAAGCCGACATGTGGTTGGACGTCTTGATGAAGAACACACTACCTGCACCATCCGGAGAAGACGTAATCGCATCAGAGGCAGAGGAGTATCCACCAATCACTTCCAGGCGTTCTCCGTAATGGAATGTAGGGTTCCCGTTCTCGTAAACGGAATATGTCTGACGCGTAACTTCGGAATTCGTCTCTGTCTGACCCGGAGCCGAACGGAAGTTTCTGGAGACAAGGTGCCACCAACCGTCTGCCGGAGCATCCCACATCAAGACCTGGTGCTGTCCCATCCGTACGTGGTTGTTGAACTTCCACCGGCCTGTGATGATTTCTTCCGCACCGAACACTCCACCAAGACCCAAAGACGCTTTCGTATTGAGCAGCGCGATCATCGACAGAAGCGCTGTCGCGATTGACGCCCCTCCAGGACCGGGCACATTGTAGGAGCCCAAGCTCGTCGGCACGCTTGTCGTTGCACTCATGCCGATCCGGGCTGCTCCAGAAGGCGCACTCGACAGAGCCAGATCCCCGATGATGTTGTTCAGGGCGGTGTTGATGGTCCATGTCGGACCCCCTGAGAGAGGGATAGACCCGTACCACTGATTCGTGATTGCAGCAGATGCCCAGGTCGACACGTTAATGATGCGCTCAACGGTATACCCATGCTCCCCCAAGTAGAGAGGTGGAATCGCGGGTGTTGCGTGACCGTAACACACCGTACCATCCACGAAGATGAGATCGTCACCAATGCGCTTGCAGATCGGTACGGCGATCGGAATCTTCTCCGGCTCTTCAGTCGTGATGAACAACTGTGCCGCCATGAGACTGATATTACCGTTCGTGGGACAGGCTTGACGACGCCCGCCAATACCGGGAGAAGGTTCGGCCATCATCTCGTAGGCAATCGCGAGCGTATCCCCGTCTGCAAGACTCTTGTTCAACCCAAGCGGGTCGAAGAACGCAAAGAACTGGCTATCCGGAATCCGGTGCATCTCGCGTTCGAAGATTTTCGTGAACACGTAATCCGAGGGCAGGGCTGTGATGAAATCCGACCCTCCCGTAACCACGTGTGAGAACCCCGCAGCGCCGAGTGCTCCGCCAAGAGCAATGAGTGCGTTGTCCACATCGGTTACGGTGGAGGTGAAGTCACTCGCTACGTGAATGGTCAGGATGTGATCCGGAGAACCAGAAAGGACTGCCAGCGCAGTCAGCGTGATTCCCGCATCCCAGACCCACCGCACTTCGCGTCGATTGCCCCCCTTGTAGTTCCGGAAGATGGACTCAATGGCGAGAGTGTCCGTCACGAAGGTGTACGTCACGACATCGTGCGTATCCACACCAGGTGTTTTGATCGGCTGAAGGATCATGGACGCGCCGGGTGTCGGTCCGAGCAGGAACTTACCTAGCGCCGGATCCCACAGAATTTGCGGAAGGTTGTTTCCCGGATTCAGTCCCGTTACGGCATCACCGTCGGCAGCAAGCCACATGATATCTGTGTCTTGCAGGTACTTCTGGTCGATCATTTCGTCCCGAAGAACCTCGGAACGATTACGTAGATTGTCCAGCGGTCGGTCAACGATCGCCGACTTCACCTTCTCACCAGGAACGATAGGGGCGATAGCCGCAGAGTCTCGTTCGCCAGTATCAGAACCGTGTGTGTAGACAACTTCTTGGCTAGCCATTCTCTACTCCTATGGTGCCTGGACGAGCATACCAAGACGCCAATCGTACTCGACGGCCATGGACGCTCCTTTTTCGAACTCTGGATGGGTCTGCCGGGCATAGAGAACTTGCGTCATTGGGTCCACGCCGTCACCCCGAGTATACAACCCCGCCTCCTGAAAGTGTACTCCTGTGTGTACCCCAGGAGGAACTTCCTTGTGGATGTGGATCTCGAAGATGGCGGGAGGGACTACAATGTACTCCCTCTCAGCAGGTATCGTGAGCGCCAAACGATCAATCTCCGCGTACAACGACATGTCCAAGATACTGACCGGGGTCCCGTCCGACCCGATAGCCAGAGACCAGATCTGGTTGTATTCAGGGTGCTGTTGAATTACCAACCCCGCGGGATCCTGCGCCAGCAATGCGAGTACTGATTCTCGTCCGCCATTCGTGACCTGGTTTTTCTTAGTGATCCGGAGCACCTTTCGCTTCTTGCCGTTCTTTACGTCGTAAACGGTCACGGTCATGTGTCCGTACAGGTGCCCGTTGGATACCAGCGAAGTTTTTGCGCTCATCATGGCCTCTCAGGTGAATGACTTACTTTAGCACACTCTTACACGGAATCATAATCGTAGGAAACCCCCCCAGGCCAGTTAACATCGATTTTAAGACTCAGAGGACGGTCCACATGCTCCGTTTTGGCAGACACTGCGCTCATAGCTTCCCGAACATACGCAGGATCACCTCCATCGAATATCAGAGGGGTGTACCCTACAGTCGTATCCGGGATGAGCGGTAAAATCGCAGCAGCATTCACGATTGCGGCACATTCCAGATCCACGAATCCTCCCGGGTCCCACGGAGGGTACGCCAAGTTCAATTCGACCATGCCGAACATCGGGTCGTTCGGGTCGTAGTGAACGGCATAGTGTATACCTTCCAGTACGGGTAGCCCCCCGGCCGTAGCCCGGATATTGACAACTATAGGCCGTTCTCCGGGAGCCAGAACCAGGGGGAATACAGGAGGTGTAGGAAACACCAGCGGCACTCCCATGTGCTCGACATATGTGAAATAGTCGTCAAACGCGAGATCCGTCTCCGCATCAAAGGTCAACTCATTGCCAGCCAGGAGGATGCTTTCCAGCTCTCCCCAGTAGAACTTGAACGCCGAGATGTTGAACGTGTCGGTCAACCACCCCACATCGAGGAACGCCTCGTTAGGTTCCACGTAGGGATACGTATACGCCGGCTTGGTAACGAGAACCATATCCTCGAAATCGCTCTTGAACGACGCCGGGAGTTCGAGGTCCGGGCTGATCTCCACATAGAACATGTGGTACTTGAGATACTTATCGAAAAGGATGAACCCCACACTGTGCCGATACTGGTGATCCAACGTGGATACGACTCCATCTTCATCCGCGTCAAAAAACAAACCAGGATCATCGAACATCGCCAGGTCATCGGGATCGAAAATGTTCTCGATCAGCCCGTCCGACGCAATTCTCCGGAAAAGATTGGTCGTCGGAAACAGCGTGTACGGAATGGTCTTGTTGACCCACCACAGCGGAGATTCCACGTAGTCCGTCAACGTAAACGCCAGGGTGATCGCCTCGAACGCCTTGAACGTCAACGTACCGATGCTCAACGGGTCTTCGATATCTGGACGCATCGGAACGAAATACGGGTACTTGTACGTGTACTTGTCCGTGACAACCACCTTCGCGTAATCACGAGACAGAACCCATTCGAGGGGAGGTCCTTCATCGACCATTACGTAAGGAGACTCCAACAAAACAGTCTGGGCGTCTATGAGATCGAGAATCCGGAACTTACCCCGGTTAAACGCACTCAAGGCATTCGGGAAAATGATATAGCCGCCAATATCCAACTCGGTAAACGTGTATGTGACCGCCGTTGTCGTAAAGGTTTTAGCCGCCCCTACAATCTGGCCGTCTGTAGGACTCTGAGCATCGATGCCGTTGAAGTAGCTCTGGAGAACTTCCCCATCCATTCGGATGAGCGGGTATCCTGCCACGACATTCATTCCGGAGACCATACGCTCGAAGATCGGACCATGAACGTAAAGGTGCATGATCCCGCGGAGAAATGCTTTGTAGGTCTCGGACGACGCCTCAAAACGATTGAGGAGATATCCGTAGTGGTAGTACAGGTTGAACCTGTCTACTTCCACTTCCGGTACCCACATCCCGAGCTGTTTGACCGTACCTACTGCCCGCTCTACCACGGCCCCTCCCGCGGACTTGACCAGCTCACGCTGGTACTGGAAGCTGCACGTGTTGATGCTGGCCGGGTCCCAGTGTCCCGGGGGTACCGTCATCGGGTAGAGCCAACCTGTAAGGTAATTTACGGTGTAATCCTCACCTTCCCGAACCTTCCCCTCCCCGTCATCGCGGAGAGCGAAAACCTTCAAGGACCCCGGAATGATGTGTGTGTAACCAAGATCTGTCGGCAACACCGGACTCACGGGAAGCCCAATAACATCCGGCTCCGCCACATCCCGAACCACAGCATAAACAATTGGTTCCTTGAGGCCCAGTTGGTACGGTGCTTCAATCCCTCCGACCAGGTACTGCGCTTCGATGTAATCAACCAGGAAGTCCTTGGAGAAGAAGTCGAAGTACGACATCTTGATGAGCTTCCAGTTGAGAGTACCTGGGCTCGTAATGAGAGGAGCATAGAACGTCTCTTCAAGCTCTACGTACCCGCCGGGGAAATACGGAACAGGTATCTCCTTGATGATGTAGTACCCGTCGTACACTGTTCCAGAACCATAGACCTGGATGACATCTCCCACACCGGCGTCCAAGGACAAGTCATACGCGGTATAAAACCGGTACGCGCCCAAGGCATAGAAGATCAAACCAGGATTGGCTCCGGCGTCATCTCTCCGGATATCCACCGCCTGAGCCAGAAGCCGAAGAATGTCCCCGGGCTTGGTCTCCGAGTCGTCACGCCAGTCCACCTCGCGTTCAACATCCCGGAACTGATTGCCGACTTGGATATCAACACTGCGCCACGCAATGCCGGGTTTGGGTAACAGCGCCCCGTCAGTGTCTAGATACTCACGGAACGGGTCTGTCTTGAACCTCGCGTATCCATCAATATCCAGAACGTCGAAGTCAACCCCGCGCTCGTAAAGAACGGTGGGGTCGAAAATTGAATTCTGCAAGAAGTCGGCTGTCCGAATTGAACCAGGCATGTCGTAGACATACCTATCTTCCGCAACAGACACGCCCTCCTTGAACGAGATCTCGTTTTCTTTTATCTCGAACAGCCGCCAGTACTCTTTATTGAACACCGGCTGGTCCACGATTCCGTGGTTCAAAACACCACTCAGCATGTCGAGGTACGCCTGACCGATGTAGATCTCCGACGCGTTGTAATACGCGTGGAGGTCCTGCGTGTCCCTCCAGAAACGAGTCCAGAATCCTGTCAGCCCGTCGAAGAGCGCGGAGTTCTTGTCCCCGATTTGAAGTGGTTGCGGCATTCGTTACCCCTGGAGAACAAAGGTGATGAGCTCCGGCTTGCACCTATAGCGCACCGTACGGTCGCTCACGCCCATGAGGGTCAGGTATTCCGACAGCGTCGTGTCGTCGATGACTGTGACCCCCTCCGCGACCATCAGGGGCGGGACCAAAATGTCCGCCGAGTTCTCCAGTACGACACCATTCGTGGACAACGAGAAGATGGACACGATATCAGACGTCGAGAACTGGATCAGCTGACCGTCCGGAGAGAAGAGGTCGTAATAGATATTGAACGGAAACACCGTCCCCACAATCGGATAGGCCAGTCGGACCTGCGTGGCCAAATCGTTCATGTCGAGATCGTCGTTCGGGTCGAAGGAATTGATGTACGCGGAAATCAATTCCGCGGCTGCTGTCTCATCCAGTGTGATTGCCGCCGTGGGCTTCAAGCGATACGGGATCGTACAGCTTATCCAAACCGGGTTACGCGTACGGACAAGCTGACTTCCCGCCAGAATTCGAACATCCCGGGATTTCGTGTACTCATCTACGTTCTCGAATCCGCTCAGCGTAGTGTACGAGATCCGCAAAGTCTTTCCGTCAAAGTGCCCCTCATCGGGAGAAGGGTAACCCACATTGATCATGTTCAGGGCCTCTCCGGATTGAGCCTTGTACGGATTCCTCGTCATGAACTGATATTGAGACATCCCCGGAATAGCCACAACTGCCGGAGGTCCATTCCTGCGATCAGTAAAAAAGATTGTCTTGGTCGACGGATCCGTGATCCCGGCGTCTGCGGCATCCGGATCTCGCAGTTCAACGGTCAGGATATCCTGTATCGGCCTCCCAGAGAGAACGACCATGCCCGGAGTCTGGATGTGCCGAGAGGTGCCGCATGGAATACTGGGATTCGCCAAATTCGTAGCCGTGCGTGTGAAGATGACATCGAAGAAACTGGGTTCGTATTCCCCGATGGAGTAGACCACCGCGTTGACATCCAACTCATCCGAAGCCTCCGGGAACGGAACATTCTCACTCACCTCAAGCTCGTGATCCGAGACGTGTGTGATGACAAACCCCCGGGGAGTCCCAGAAATGCCGGACTGGATATGGAAGATGTGTCCGACTTGTACTCCGCTGGCAACAAAATCCAGAACGCCGTACGTGTAGTCAGGATCCCGGAAGATGTTGATGACATTATCCGGACGTACATAGAACCCGCCCACCCGAAGATTCTCTTCCACCGGAACTAGCGGCAATTCAATGTACGTGTCGTAACAGCCGCCTACGTGGATGCGGATGTGTGCCGCCATCTCCGGACGCACATCCCGCATCATTTCCGGTTCCGCCATCCCGATCGTGAGAACGTCCTGCACGTCTGGGAACTCTTCACGAAGCACAACATCACACGACCTGCTGTTGATGAGGTTTCGTACCGAAATGGCTGTTTGAGCGCGGTCGATAACCTCGACATTCGATTCCACCGCTGTCCCCCCGCTGGCAGAAACCTTGTGGTCTGCGTACGTAAAGTACGGCAACCCGCCGGGAGCCTCGACACGTGTGAATATCCCAGGAGGGAAGTTGTATCCTTCACCGATCCTGGCCGCACGGAGGGGGACGTTTACGGTGTAATCAACAAGTCGTCCCCGGATATCGAATACCGGAAGCATGTCGAGCTCGGAGATCACGTACGGGTACGAAGACGAATCCACGTAGAAGGCCAGCGTGCTGGTCCTCCAGAAACGCGTCTCTTGGGGGACCGATACGGAAGTCTTCTTGCTGAAATGCAACGTGGCAGTCAACCTCGCAACGATACCGTCCCTACGCGTGATGAACCAGTTGGACATGATCTCGTCAACGATGTCATTGACGTTTGTAATGTCTTGTCCGCTGGTAGCAGCATCGAGAACCTGCTTCAAAGACCGCTTGGCGTCCAACAACGCATTCTCCTTGCGGAGATACGCGAAGATGTAGGAGAACGCCTTGACGGCAAGATCCCGCACCGCACTGCCTTCAACAAAAGACGCTTCCGGTACTGACTCTGCGAGAAACTCAACCAGAAAGGATTCGGCATTCTGGAGATCTTCCTGGCTGACTGTGATTTGACGCGCCATGTGTTTACCTCGAAGCCAACGTGGTCAATTTCACTTGTAGGCTCGTTCCCAGTCGGTTGGTAAGAACGACCCAAAAGTCGAAACCGTCTCTTGAAGACGTTGGAACAAAACTGCCCAGCTCCGCAGACTCCAAGGATTCATCATCGTCCAAAGACTCGGCCTCGTCCTGACGGCGAACCTGCTCGCTCGCATCGTCTATGGCCATGATAACCGTATCTTGGAGCGTAGAGAAGTCATTAACGATGTTCGACCCTGCCAGACTCCCGAAATCAGTCCCGTAACCTGGATGCAAAAGATCACTACCCTTGGGAGTGTAGAACGTCTTCACCCAACGGTTAACCAGTGATTGTGTCCCTCGGACTCTCAGGGCAGACGTGAAGCCGAACGTGAACGACTTGAACCCGCGCTGGTCTTCGGGAGGCATGACTGGCTGGAAGTGGATGTCGTATCTCGGCATCGATCACCTCATATATCCCACTCACACTCGGACTCGCCTTCGACCTTGGACGGAGTGTTCAGGGGAGACTGCATCGCTCGGTCAACCGCACGATCCATTCCAGTCTGAACCTTTTTGGCGGAACTGGCCAGAGCCGCGTTTTTCGCTGCCTTCTTCCTGTAGGCGGTATTGTCGTTCTGGAACTCGCGATGCGCCCTCAATGTTCCCATAAGGGAAACCAGGCTAGGATTGGTCATCATCTGCTGTGTGAGCCCCGCGGTGCCCAGATTCTGCAACGTCCCAACGATGTTCTCCGCCCACGCAAGACGACCTTCGTACCCTTTCGCGGGAGACACCCACACGTTGGTGGCCGTGATCTGTTTCTGTTGATCAACCAGATCGAACAAGTCAGTCCATGCATCTGCTGTCTGGAGGTGAGGGGAAACGTCGGTATACCGCGGGTCCGCCCCTGAGATGTGGCTATGCATTGTATAGCCGACAAAGTCCGACGTAGCCTCGCCCGGCGAACTTGTGTGGGTCCGAACCGCCAACGCGGGATACGCCGTCTGCAACTTCTTCAGAAGGATTGAGAGGGTCAAGTACTGTTGCTCGGACCAATCCCAGTATCCCAACGTCCCGTCCGTCCCTAAAGGACTGCCCGTAGGAAGCCACGTCGCAACCGGTCGGGATTGCCCGCTCTCCACTTCGATGTACAAAGCCTCTTCCAAGGCAATCGTCAATGCTGTGGGGCTCAGATCCTGTGCGGAGTTCATGACGTCGTTACAGTCTGCCAGAATATACAAATCCCCCGACCTGCTGATGATGAAATGTACTCCGGCAGTGCCTGGAGAGGGGAACATGCAGGCGTTCAGGGCTGCCGCTAGGCGCCCCTTGTGTGCCATACCCTGGTCGGGGTCAGACCCCTTGGGGATCCAGCGCATCTTCTGGCCGGTCTCCTCATAGAAGTACATCTCCATCTTGTCCGGACTGTTCATCACACCAAACCACTTGCCGCTGCTCTGGAACGCATGCCACTGTTGTCCGAACGAGTGTAGAACCACTTGTTTGATCTCACGGTCTTCTATCGAAGACCACGGCGTAAATCCTCCTGGAGAAAGGAAGGTATAGTTGATCTTGACGTACGCCGGAAACCCATCCTCGCTAATCATTCTCCGTTTTTGGGTTTCGGGGGCGTCCACAACCCCGGCATTGACGTAGTACGCAACGTTCTTTTCCATGAATTGCGTCAGCTGCGTCACCATGTCCATCCACGTGCCATCCGACTCTACGTAATCCCGAATGTACGCAGCTCCGCCCATGTGGTCCATGAACGCCTGCGCTACTTCCCCGCTGGCCAGAGACGTGAGGGATTCATCCGCCATCAGCGTCGTCCTTGTTGAATGTCTCGGAGGTCGTTGATGAACTTGCGCTTCTTGTAGCTGAGCTGTCCCTGTGTGAGATCGTACTTCTTCATCAACTGGGCGTTATTCAGAGCAGACCGGCCTTTGAATCCTATGAGATCTTCAAACATGAGCTTATCCGCCGGGGCCAAACCGTGGTGGTAGAAATCCACCAACCCCTCATCCGCGGACCCTTCCTCCATGAAAGCGCCGGCAGATTCCACGAGCTCTTTTCGACTAAACGACTTCTGGAAATCAGCTACTTTCTTGGGGTGCCACTTCAACTCATCCGACAGCTCGTCCACTGTCGGCTCTCTTCCGTGTTGGTCAATCAGGTTGTTCGTCGCAACCTGAAACGTATTGTAAAGGAGCTGCTTGTTTTCCGGCAACCGAGCAACGTTCTGGTACGGATACACGTCCCGGGACAGCTTCCGTAACCTGCTCGTTACGTGTGTGCCAATCGCCGCACCTCTACTCGGATCGTACGTACGGAGAGCTTGCACCGTCAGAAGCCTGCCCTTCGATTCGAGAGCCTCCCGGGGAACCGCAGCACCCCACTTCTGGACCTCCCGTTGAACTAGGGGATTCATGCGATCCAACAGAAGCTTGAGATGCTCCGGGTCGTTCGACTGCTTCCACTGTCGCCAGAGTTCCAGGTCCTGCTGTTGCCGTTGAAGGGTCATTGTTAACGCCTCGGGACTCCCTTGTCCCCGCCCTGAGCCCGCACGGTATTGCGGTAGCTCAACAATATACTATCCCAGTCTTGCCGGGTCTGCGGCAGATTGTTTGCCCTGTCGATCATGTACCAGGGGTCCATGGGCGGGTAGTTCTCCTCCGCCGGCCCGATGTTAGAGTACTTCTGAATTATCGTCTGAATGTCACCGCTCTGACTTCCAGGACCTTGGTGGAGGGTAAAGATCCTCGCCCAGAATACGGCACCACCTTGGGCCGTATTCCCACCCTTTTTCAACTTTTTTATCCCCTGAGAATTCAAGAGATGACTGTAAAACGACCTCTCTTCTCCTGTAACAAACCCTGCTTCGATGGCCGCCGCTACAGACATCCCGTGCTTCAACGCAATGTACTCGCGGAGGGTACAGACTGGCCGAGAAACGTACCCCATAGCCGCGTCATAACTCCGGAAGAGTTCCCGGTACCGGGGGTTGGGTTTGATCTCCATGTCCTCGGTAAACTCCCAGAACGGTACGTCCTCTTCGACCACTCTACCTTCGGGATTCTTCTTAACGATGCTGATCATCTGATGGAGATTGAAAACAAAAGCCGGGCCTTTATAAGACTTCAACTTCTCTTTACGTTGTTCTGCGTCCATGACCGCAGAATCTTGGTAGGTAGTCCCGGCCGCCTCCGCCATTGCTTTCTTGTTCTCATCCGCTATCGCATTCTCCGCTTCACTGGACTCAGTAGCCCAGTCCTCTTCCGCCTGTGCTTTGGCCTCTTCTTCCATCTTATTTTCAGGAATCGGAACATCCAAAGCTGCCCTGTGAAAGAATTTCGCGTAGAAGAGATTAGCCATCGACAATTGCTGGAAGATCGCCGCGACATCCGGAATCGGATCGATCGGGAAACACGTGTACGGGAAGGGCCTGTCTGCCCAGAAAGCCGCGTCCCAGCCCGTACGCATATCGCCGAGAAACTCAGGAAGGGTACGCTGGAAAGCCGTATTCACCGTAGTCGACATCATGCAAGCATTCGCATTCGCGGACATCTGGTGCGTAACATTCATGATGTACCCGATCGTGCTCACGCCGGAATACTTCGAGTCAAACAGCACCGCCGGAAACGCCGGCACTATATACGGGTTGAACGCCAGTGTCGCACCACCAATCCGGTTCTCATACCGAGACCGGAAGTACTCGTACTGAGCATAGTAATCAAATAGTTGACCGAGCCCATCTTGCTCCATCTGGCTCATCCCTGCGATTGTAGTGTCTACTACTTGGGATTGCTCCGGGGGCGCGTCCGGGATGGACTGAGGCTGTTGTGGTTTTTTGGACGGGTCGTAGAAATCTCCCTGAGACGAAGAAGACGTTTGTGATGTAGTCTGGCTGGATTCCGACTTGTTCTGCGATTGTGCAGGATCGGGAATCTGCTTTGGCTTTTCCTTGTTCTCCGTAGGATCCGGCGTCATCTGTGAAGAACCCACGTCCGGATTACCTGCTGCGTATTCTTCTGCCAGAAGATCACCACCAGCAACATCTTTGAGATCTTGCGCCGGGTCTTCGCTGGCCTGCATCTGCAAGTCGTCCGCCTTGATGGCATCCCACGCCTTTGCCATTCTCGCAGTCGCACGCTCCAGAAAATTCTGCCACCCCTCGTTGCCAGGACGACTAACTGCTGTACGCCGTAAATCTCCGAGCTTCTTGCCAGCGTCCATCTGCTTCTTCATCCACTTGCCCTTACCAATACCCCCACCGTATCCAACAATGAATACGTGCATGTCGTTGATGGGCTTTGTCGGATCGAAAAACAGGTTCTGCCGGTTCACGTTCTTCGGATTCAACTTGCAGATGTTCATGACCTGTCGTGCATACCGAACACCTGCAAAAATGTTCCACTTAGGATCGTTGTAGCTGATCTGCTCATCCGTCATGTCCTTGGGAATCTTTCCCTCTTTTCGGAGAAGCTTGATCATGTTGTAGAACAAGTCCGTGTTGACCTGCATCAGACCGCGGGAAATCTGACCCTTCGGAGAAGGAATGCGACCGTCATGCACATGGAACCCGGACTCTTTTGCAATCGTCGACAAGATCCAGTAACGGTCTACCTGCCAATTCGACACCGCTTCCTGGATGTAGGGCTCTATGAACTTCCGCATTTTCCGCGCACCCATGGACTGCCATCCAGCTCCCCCGCCTCCAGTTCCAGTACCCGTACCGTAAGTACCCTCGATGGCCGCCCGGAACTTGTCGAGCATCCACAACCACGGAGGAGCCGCAGCCTGCTTGACTACTGGACCTCTGAAAAACTCTTCTGGCCAGATCAGGAAGTTCTTGGTGTTCTGCTTTGCGTCGAGCATGTATTGCTTCATGCGGGACTTCACAACGGGGGGATATCCGGTAGTGAGGGTACTCGTCACCAATTGTGCCGCACTGCCCGACGCCTTAGCCGCCAGGATGTTCGATAGAAATTGCTCTCCTAGATACACGCGAGTTGGTTGATTAGTGTAGTTCTCCTCGATATGCAACGACTCTACCATCGAAGGAAAGATGATGTTGCATGTCGGTGGGAGTCCGAAGAAACACTGCGGTTTAATGAAGTTCGACGCAATGACTCCCATCAAATCCCCGCTATTGCGCTCACCCTTGAAGAGATCGACCATCACCCCGGTCTCTTTTTCCGCCATGGCGATGGTGGGGGCCGGGATGGAAACAACCTCCATATACATGGTACCGAGTACCGAACGCAAAAGTTCCCAGATGGTCCCCGCAGACCCGATAGACGCCCCGAGCTGACTCTGTATGGCATTGAGCACCTCGGTGCCCTGCACAGCTTTGATAAGCGGAAAACAACCATCTACAGGGTTCTGCATGTCCCTGTCTATAAACGGAAGACCCACAAACCGGCGATAGATGTCCCTCCTCTTCATGTACCTGGCAAAGAAATTCCTCCCCGGCGCTGAAGTGGCACTCTGGGGAACCATGTTCGCAGGATCGGAAGTAGCGTTAACGTCCGCGTTACCTACATCTACCTTCCCCAACATCGACTTGAATATGTTGCGGATGAATTGATACGGGGTCTTGATAAAGTCTGTTCTTGTTACGACTTCTGTATCCCCCTCAACATCCTTCTCCGCAGTCAACCTCGGCATGATACCTTGCAGGAACAGGGACGCCGGAAAGTAGACCATGGGAGTGACCGTAGTGGCCGAGGTGTCTGTCGCGGGCAAGTACGCGTTAACAATATCGTCAACTGCCGACATGTAAAACATGTTGAGCTGCTGGAAGATCTGGACCGTACCGACACACATGAACCGGAGACTCCTCCCCGATCCTGAATTCGAATACGCCCACCCCATGATGTCAAACTCGCCCATGAGACAGAACTCGGGATTGTCAGGATTGTGGAATTCGTCCAAGTAGAAGACATCAACCTCAATCCGGTCCTCGAATCCCAAACGTGTCAGGCGGGGATCCGGTGGCATGTCGATAGTGCAAGACGGGATCTTGTTGACCCCGAAGTCGCAGAAGACGCTACTGACTGGAACCTCCAGCCCGTTCATGTACACAATCCACGCCGCCTGGTGCGGATAGTTTACGGTGTAATTAGTGAACGCCTCTGACATCTTACAGGTCCATCTCGACGAAGGTGACCATCAGAACCACTGAGCACCGTGCGGCAACACGCATGATGGCGCTGTTGGACGCGAGTCCCTCCAGCATCAGGTCCAGGTGCTGCTTCGATACGTTGTATTTCTTCAACGACTCCACCACCTGTCTGTAGAAAACGTCATTGACCTTCAGCTCTTCGTCGATGATCAAGCTGTTCCGCTTCTCGCAGATTTCTACCTGTAACCCCTTAGCACGCGAATACAGCTTGAAGAACATGGGACCAAGGTTGCTGTTGAGCGTCCTGAGAATCGTTTCTCGCGTCTGCACAGCAACGTAATTGATATCCACGATGTGCTGTAAGAGGTGCTGCCGCAAGCGCTCGGCTTCGGGAATCGACAAGCACGGCTTGGACATCCGAACCTCGACATCGATCATCGGGCCGCGGTGGCACTTCTTCCCGAGGGGGGTCAGCGGGCGTCCGGAAGTTTCGAACTCCCATTCGTACGGCATCTCAGCTCCATTTCACAGGAAGGGTCTTGCTTACAGGATTGCCGTATTCGTCCTTCCCGGTCAACCGGATAATCACCTTGGTACGGATAGGCCAAGGGATCGTCTTCTGGATCCAGAACGTTGTAGTCTGCCCGTCGGTATGGCGTAGCTTCGAGTTGGCTCCGTCATACGGAGCTACAAAAGCCAAGGCCGAGTACGCCACGTTGAACGTCAGACCACCGTCTTCACTGATCTCCACCATAAACGTAGAATCATGCTCATCCAGATAACTGGAAAAACAATACGTGTTGAACTTCAACTGGACGTTTACGGGGTTGTTGCGCGAGTGATCAGGAGGCTGGGAAAAAGAAAAGCGAGGCTCGATGTCACTCTTGGCGTTACCGCACTCAGACCTCCCGCAGGAATCGATTCCGCAACCGCCAAAATAGGTCATGTGCTAGCCTCATGAAGGAAAATCAATCCTCTACAATAATACCAATATCCAACAAATCACTCAACTGCGATGAGCTAATCGGGAAGTTACCTTGCGCATCTTCTTTGAGATCAGAGTACTTGATTTGATGAAGGCTCACGGTCTCCATCTCCTCCAATAGCTGCTTCTGTTTCGCTTCCAGCTCTTCTAGGTCATGAACCCCCTGTTCATGCTCCAACTTGAGAGCCTCCAGGGCATCCTGATAATCCTCCTCGTTGGCCAGAATATACTGCCAAACCCCGGTACGCCCAGGAACAGGAACCTTCTTAGGCTTGCCCTTGGAGTCCTTCTCTGCACTTTCTTCCAGAAGTTTCTGTCGGGCTTTTTCGAAATCCAAAACAGTCTGCGGAGGCTTGATTGCCTCTTGGTATGCCTCTAAAAACGTCTTGAGGTGGTTCTTGTTCTTGGCGATAGCGTAAGACAACTTGGCCTGTTGTATGCTCCCGAGAGAGGTCAAAAGGTTAAACAACATGTCAATTCTCTTGAGGTCCAGCTCTACGTTCTTGGGCATAACATGCTCCTTTTTGAGATGATAGAGATATGTTTAGCAGACACGCTACTAAAAGACAACTCTTGTTTAGAGAGATTAGAGAGTCTGGTACTTGCTTGCCGGGATTATAGCCATAACCAAATCATAATCATCTTCCGTAATTGCTCCGTCTGCAAGCACCTTCGCTACGCGCATCCGAGCTAGCTCGTAATTCATACCATCCAAAGCAATAGCCACAGACGGGTAGCTGTCGAGCGCATCAAGCAATCGCGACAATTGCGCTGGATCTGGTTCGGCCGTGAAAAGTATCTCGGCCATGATCCGGGTACGGGGCTTCTTGATAAGGATGATCCCCTGGCTGTCACTTACAATACCATCGAGAATTGTCTTGTCCCCTACAGACAAGTTAGTGTCGAACCAGATATCCAGCCAACCCTCTTCCGGATTGAGTGATATATCCGTGTATGCCTTATCAGTCATGGCAGATGTGTGGACTTTGTCCTCTACATACGCCAGGCACGCCAGCGGAACTAGATTGTCATAGCGGTATTTCATACCAAAATCTCCGAGGACATTGTTGCTGAATATAGTGTTCCTGTCAGACCAGTCTGTTGAAATACCCACTCCAAATAGTCTCCCGCGGCCAATGACACGCGAGTTTGAGGCAGAGTAACACTATCGTCTTCTCCTCCGTAGTTGCCCCCTCTCAACCGTGTTCCTGGAATCTCCGTGGTACCATTCTTACGCAACCAACACGCTACATTCCAGGTTACTCCGCCCGTGGAATCGATGTTGGCAAAACCAGCAATCCAGTACGTGCCGCCAAGAACTGCACTGAGGCGCGAAGGAATCTCGCTCGCCCAATCCATGATGTAAGGGTTCCCCTCAAAATCCTGCGTAGCAAAAGGCAACGGGGTAGCACTGGAAAAATTAGCGGCAGCCCAAGTGGCGGCCCGGCGAATCTGTAAAACATTGCGCAGTGTCGAAATTCTCATCCAGGTGTCAGCTACTGCCCCATTGACAGCACCCAAATGTACTGCTGTACCATTACCATCAACCCACAACTGAGACAGCCCGTCTACAAAAGTCCCGCCACCAGCAATCACAACCTTTACAGAGTACAGCCCCCCAAAATTACCCACCCACGCACGCCGCAGCATGCCGTCTTCCGGAAGACCGCTTGGTGCTGGCAATGTGATTGTGATAGGCCCGGTAGAGGGGTAGGCCAGGATCACAGGTCCGTTAGCATACAACTGTGCCCATGTGGGGGCCCAATCCGCCGTTATTAATGCTCCGTAGGTCAGCAGTGGCAGCGGCTCGTTCTTCCATTCGTCACTTGCTTCGTCGTAATAAAGCTTCGCCCCGTTGGTCAAATCAGCGATATCAAGGGGAACACTGTCTAGAGATAATGCGTCTGCTCCAAGCGCAACCTCAACACCGGCATCGTCTTTGACATAGAACTTGCCATCTGTTTTTGGATAAAGCTTGGTGTAGCCCGACGAGGGCGTATCGTGCGTATCCGCATTCTTTATATTGAGTTCGCCCATTATAGCACTACCCCTGTACCGTCTATTCGGTACTCACCATCTAGCGTTAGCTTTCCGTATACCAAATACTGTCGTCCATCTTCCACAAAAAGCACGTCTCCGTCTTGGATAACATCACTTGGGAAAGATGCGTCGTGCTCACTGATCCAGGTGCCGGTAGCGTCGGCATATCGGTACTTTCCTGTTGCCGTATTGTAGTAGTACATGCCAGGACGAGGATCTCCAGTCCCATCCCCGACAGAGTCCCACTTGTTGGCTTGAATGAATTCCAGAACGCTACCGACACCCGTCTCGACAGGCCACTCGCCCATATAATTCGCTTGACCATATGGTCGAGTAAGAGGCATGAACTACCCGATGACTACCCAACCGGTATTCCCGGTAGCGGTGCTCTTGCAGTACATTACCGAGTTGGTACTATCCCAACAAAGATCTCCGATCTTCCCGGTCACTGTGCTGTTGGGATTACCTGCGTTGGAGGACACCTTTACAGCTTCAGTCTCCAGCTCGTTGATGGCTCCGATAATGCTTGTCGCGGTGAAGCCCGCAGCGAGGCCAGTTACTCCCGACTCTGACAGGAAGATGGATGCTGTAAGATTTACATCTTTCAAAGTCATCGACCCTACAGAGTCTAGATCTATGGCACCGCCACCACCTCCCGTAGTCTTGATCGAAATACCTGTATCAGCATCCAAGACAAACGAGCTGATATCCAAATTGAAGGTGCCGAAGACACCGAAAACATCCATACCCCACGTTCGTGCCTCACGCCATTCCCAAGTATTCCCCGACGCCCCGGCACGCACGAACATGCTCCGGCCATCCTCAAGTTGCCAGACCAATTCTGTCGTTTGGCTCTGCGCCCGGTCGATGACCACTACCGCAGCCGCCGCCCCGAAGTTGTTGTAGGCGCCATCCAGATTCACGCCGCCCGCAGAAGCGTATGCCTGATTGATCGCGTTGAGGATCGACACCTCGCCGAAATTAGTCTCGAACAGCGACCACTCCGCGCTGGAATTGGACAGATGCAGCTCACCAACATAAGTTGACCCTGCCTTGAACTGATCCGAGAGAACCATGTCTCCATTACTGGTCTGGAGGAACAGATCCCCATAGGCACTGACTATTACGGTCCCGGCAGTAGATCGGAGCTTGGCCTCGTCATCAGAATAGATATCTATGTAAGCTTTGCCTGCTACGTTTGCGTTCTCTGCGCTGATGGTTATCGTATGTGTCGCAGTATCGTCAACGTTGATTTCCAGTGTGAGACCGACACCCGCAGTAACTGTAACGTCATCAGACGCTACGACATGGGTATCACCATTCTTGTTATGGAGCGCCAACCCACCGGAACCACCGTAGATCGCAACACCCTGCGCGTCAGATGATCCTCCATGACCTATCTGGATAAAACCACTTGCGTCGCCTATATACACAGCATCGGCAATGGCTGTTAGAGCAGCATCCCGACCAATATATAGAGTACTGACACCGGACCCCGCCGCAATGGCGTTTATTTCAATAGTGGCGTCATCCCCCGCAGCCCCACCTAGCGCCTCTGCTTGAATATTTGTTTCTGCCGATCCGGTTCCCGTATTCTCGCTCCGCAGAGTTGCGACTACGCCGCGCAGCATGGCACTAGTGGTGGCTGCAAGCGTAAGTCCCTTTCCGGCCGAAATACTGATACCCGAACCGGGGGCGGTCTCAAAGACCATACTCGAACCGCCATAGATATTGACCCCGCCTACGTCCACCGTCCAATCAAGCGTCGCATCCGTGTTGTTTTTGGTAATACGGAAATACTTTCCCGACGAATCTTCAATAAAGAAGCCGTCCGCGTCACCCGTAATCCCTCCGAGGTTGACTAAGAAGGAGTACGCTCCGGTAAACCCTACGGACAGATCGGCCGTGTCTACGTCTATCGACTGGCCCGCCGTATAAGCCTGATCAAGCGTGGTACTGTGTGGATTGCTAGTGGACGAAAGGTGGCCCGTTACCGAGTTGTATTCGGCCTGCGTTAGGTGGTAGTAACTGACCGAGTTCAGGCTGCTGAGAGTAGTGTGGTCAACAGTCGAACCGAACGTTACCCACGATGTACCATTGTAAACCTTGAGCTTATCGTCATCTTCAATCCAGGCGGCCATGCCGTCATTGGGAGATGTGAAGTCCCAGCTTGCTCCGTTATACTCGGCAATGTCATCCTCATGTCCCGCCCAGTCTCCAGTAGCCGTAGCTACGACAAGATAACGATCTCCAGTACCGGGAGTACCAGGAGGTGTAGACTCCTCTCCAAGAACGGACTCTTGCCAATCGATACCTTGAACTAACCCGTCTACATAGCTTTTGTTAACAGCATCGCTCGGGTCGCTAGGCGTAGACAGTCCGGTGATCTTGTGACTGTTCATGTCGATGGTGTAAGTACCAGCAGAATTGCCCGCAGCCAGCACCGCTGCCAGGGTAGGCGTAGCTGGCGTTCCTGTCTCCAGCGTGTCCCATCCCGAAGACTTGCGGATACGGAACTGTCCGTTAGTGGTGTCCCAGTAAAGGAGACCGGCACCCGCGGTCCATCCTACTGTCGTAAGCCACGCTATCGCCTCAGCGTCCGAACCAGAGTTCGCAAATTCACCAATGAAGTTGTGTTGCCTCCAAGGTGTTTGATTCGGGAATCCCATGGACCTGCTCCTTTATCGAACGAGGACGTTCAACGTCCCCGAAATCTTGGTTTACTCCGTAAATTATACTGCAAAGAATCACCGCACTAAAGAACTAAAGAACACGCCAATTTCCTGTCCCACTAGCCTGACAAATATAAAGAATATCGGCAAAAGAATCACGATAGAAATCTCCCGCAACACCTGGAATCAACAAAACATTCGGGTTCCCAACCGCAGTGACGAACGCTGGGCGAGCCCCTCCTCCACTCCCACCTACTGATCCCCGCTCGATTCTGGCCCATGCCCAGTTCTTGGGGTCTGGGTCTGCGGGCGGCGTTATTCCTGAGGTGTTATGGTTTACCAACGACGGAGCAATTACGCCCGTGGGTATAGTATGGAACCCCACCACACGTAACCACATCCGGGATGACAAGAAAACCTCATACGGAGGGAGACTCAAAGAACCACTATCATGACTATCCCCGTGCACGGTATCGAAAGTGGTCGTCTGAGTAATCGCACTCCAACTGGCCCCGGAATCCAAACTGTATTCCCAACGAGCCCCTACTGATGTTCCGGCAAGAAATCCTGAATCGGTCTTGAACGGCAAGTTATAGGACAGACGATAATCCCCGTCCTCATCTAACCGGAATATCCCTCCTGGGAGAAATGCGTAAGGAGGAGTATCTAGATAGGTCGTAACCGTAAACGGTATAGGCATTACTATAGGAAACCCCGTAGAGATATCGACAACCCCACACGCCTCCATCTGTGCCCGGACATAGTCACTCCCAAGCAGCCGCCAATCGCGAACGGCGTTGGTACCGTAGTTGATATAGACCAGGGGCTTGGCGCCTCCAGTAACTACAACAATGGATCCGTGCTCATATTCGAAAGGTTCTGCGGCTACCTCTGCAAGAGTAGCGCGAGACGTCCACTTGGTGCGGGCATCAAACTTACCTAAAACAAGATTGGCCATTGTGGATGTGAGCGGAACCTCACTACCCGCAATCACTATTTGCCCGGCACGAGCATTGGAGTGTCCCCGAAATAGTGTCGCCCCGGGAGCTACGTTTATAGCGATATCATTAGGCTGGTAAGTACCAACATCACAACCACCCGTCAGCCACACCCCGCCACTAAGAATACCAATAACTGTTGCTGGAGGTCCTCCCCCGGTACTCCCGCCCTCAACCATGCCGCCATTGATCTGTACATCATTTCCAATATGATCAAACCTAGAAATCACACGCCCGTCAACTTGCTGGTCCGCCCGGAAGCGTGTATCGAACGTCTGGAGCGTAACCACTCCTCGCGTCCACAAAACCTGGGAGTTGAGTGGATCAGAATACTTGTCCGCAGTGATATCCGTATCGCGACACTCACAGTGTACGGGATTCACTGTTCCATCCAAAACAAGGCCGTGACCCTCTGTAGTACGGTATACACCTCCCGCCAGGTTCAGGACATTGCCCGAAAAATCGAAGATGTCTCCCTGGAAACCCCCGAAGAACGCCATTCCACCTTCCGAAGAATTGAGTGTTACTACTGAATTGCGAATACCACGAACCATGGACAGAGCACTGCCCTGTAGCCGCAGGTTCTGTCCTATAAACAGAGCCATGTCCGGAGCAAGTCCTCCGTCGATTTCGATATAGGAGATTAACGGACTCGATCCGTCATCAGTAAGACTCGTCCCGGAAGATATTACCGCCCCATTGGGACCAACCTTGAAGGGACTTAGACAGGCCCCAATGTTCCACTTTCCCACCATAGCGAAAGCCCCAAATGGTGGGGCAAAACCGCCGGGCTGAACTACTACGCCGTAGGGATTAGTATTATCCCCATAAGTGCCCCCCGCGTCAGTAACGTAAAACGCTCCTGCCTCTACGAGTACTGGACACGCCTGGTCGTAGGCCCCTATACCTCCGTCAAGATGCGCAACTGTGGGCAATCCATGCGGAGGAGGCGGCGCTCCCCCATCTGTGATCTTCAACCCGTAATTGCCTAGACCCCGCCCAGCCACATTGAAGCCCCGAATGAATGTTACACCCAGCGCCGCAGTAAACGCCCCGGGCACAACAATGAACCCGTTGCCATTAACTCCCGGACGCAACTCCGCGCCCATCTCCCCGTCAATATGTACGTTGGCGGGAAGAAGAACATCCGCCTCTGTGTATAACCACGGACGAATATGAACACACGCTTCACCACCAACAGCGTCCGCAAGAGTCTGTGCCAGCAGTATGGCAGGTTGAATGGTCTTGTACGGGAACGCAAACGTTCCTGTCTCTACGTAAACGTCTGTACGACCGCCGTCCACATACACGGTTTGCGTCTGAGGAAGATCTCCCAAACCCGCGCCTACAGCAGCGTCAACCCACTTCATCCACCGCTCGACTTTGTACCACCAACCCTGACTCCCGTCGTTCGGAGGAGGGATGTTATCGAAGTTGGTCTCGTACACCGCGGGAAGGGGTAGGCCACTATTCGCCAGCGGGAGACCAAGATAGAGAATAGAGACATCCTCGGTCGGGAGCCCGGCGTCTACCGTCAGACGCACGAGATACCCACCCCGCTCTTCCGCCTGGAGTTGGCAAATCGGCCCTGCGGGAACGAGAACAGGAGAAAGTCCGTCGATCGGCTTACCGAGAATGTCCCAGGCATAGCTGAAATGCGTCAGGTCCGCGGCATCCAGGGTAACAATCCCACCAAGCGAGAACGGCTGGATATCATCACGTGACCGTCCGTACAGCGGGAACGGCACACCTTGGCTGATTCTGAAAACTGCACTCATCCGGTCCTCCTCGTCAACCTAAACCCACCGCCCCCGCGTCATCGTAGGCTTTTTGTACGCCGTAATCTTCAACCTTAACCGCAGGTGTGGGGTCTCCGTCCGCCTTGATATCAACCGGCGTCCCTTCCGCATTCTTAGGCTTGTTGAGGGAGGCCGATGAAACCGCATTCGTAGTACTGGCCCCATACGTGCTGTCCAATTCCAGACTGTCGTTGATCTTCCCCTGCACTGCTGCCCTCCCACTCTCATTGGGAGCATATCCTGAAGGAAAGAATGACTGGGAATTCACAATGTCTATCGTATTGTCCAGCGTGAAGTCCGTAGCAGGCTCAAGACCTCCGTAAATGATGTGTATCTTTCGCACGAGGAAATTGAACCCGAACGGCACAGCAATTTCAGTATCCCCGGACAACGTAAAGTTGAGGTTCAGCAACGAGCCAGAGATGATCATAGAGTCGTACTTGAGGTAGAACATGAGCCCGCGTCGAGCAAGCTGGGATCCTCGCGCGATCTCCCGGTACAGCCGCAGCATGTTGATCATCCAGTCATCCTGGTACGTGTTCATCAACGTACCGCTATACTGAAAGATCGGCGCAGACTGCCCAAAGAAGAACGCGACGTAATTGTCGGACAGGGTCTCGATCACCTGCACCTTCTCATTGAAAGAGTGGGCCGCTTGTTGCAACAAGAAATCGATGTACCCACTCCCCCCAACCGGAGATGCATTCGTTATAATCCCCTTGTCGTCAGTTTGCTGTCCCCCGACCAGTACCCGCGCAATCGCCTTGATGTGCTGGTCTGAACCCATATCGTTCACGAGTTTCGTTATATATTTTGGACTCGCGCTATTTGCCCGGATGTACATCCTCGCCGTGGTCTCAAGAAACTCGTGATGGCGCACTCTGTTGTACCTGGCGTACTTGGGGGTGCTTCTCGGAAACCGGGAACGTACACCGTACTTACTGGCATAAACAGAATTATTGAGCAGCTCATCCCCGCCAGACGGTTTTACAAGGGCGGCCTGCTTGTGAATATTCTCGTAAACATCCGCCCCAAACGGGCCGAGAAACTGCCAGGATTTAGGTTGGTCGGCCATCAGCTCCTCTACTGCGCAGGCACAAAAACAACGTCGTTTCCAAACTCTTGAACCGCAATAGTTCCGGTCTCGTACGTCACCATGTACGCCAAAGAGACCGTCGCAGGAAGGTTGATGATGATGTCCTCGTCACTTCCCACACGGAGATTGTGCACGATCACGTCATTGATGTACCTCACCAGGCTCTCTGCCCGGGGTGGGATTCTACGTACACGTGGATTGAGATTCGTCATTCTTTTTCTTTGACCTCATCGAGAACCCTACTCATTGTCTCAGTTTCCATGGCTTCTTTCAACTTCTTCGCCCCCTCCAAGAAGTCCACGGCCCCGGCTTTGAAGTCGTCAAAACCAACATCTTCCAGTGTTTCCGCAAGACCTTCAAGCGAGTCTGCCGCCGTCCTGTTCTGGTCTGCCGCGGTTCCTTCCGCCTCCGACAAGGACTCCAAGGTATCTCCCGGCTTGAAGTCCTGACTCCCCATCTCGGAAAGCGCACCTTGGAGTTGTGCTTCCAGATTGTCTTTTGCCGTTCCAGTAGCTGTTCGGTACTTGTCCAGAAGACCCGCAAGATCCTTGGTTGCTTCACTCTTGCTCAACTTCGAGATATTAGAGGTCGTAGCAAGCTCGGCAAATACAGATTGGAAGTCTCCGGTCTCTCCTCCGAGTCCTGCGATACCCAACGACTTTCCAAGTTTCCTCGCGCCCAACTTGAAGGACCCAAATCCGGCTTCTCGCAGCTTGGTCTTGCTGAACCCCGCAAGCTGCTCCGCAGTATTCCCCTTAACAAGCGCCGTCATCGCTTCTTTGGCTTCTTGTGTTCCCAGGCCGCGGAATCGTGCTTTTCCTGCCTCGGTGAATCCTGTGATGTCCTTGACTCCGGATTCCTTGGCCAGCTTCACAATCTCTTCCCGACGCTCGTCCGACTCCGCCGCCGCGTACGCCAGTCCCAGGAACTCCTCTGTAGAGTACTCACGCGCTTTACCGCGTATAGTCATGGCGCCGACATCTCCCTCTTCACCCCAACCCGCCATGCGCTCATATCCCGCGGCACGCGCTGCCAGATCTTCTTCGAGTTTCTTTCCGGTTACACCCCCTCCCGTAAGAAGCCCTGCTTGATCTTTGAACCTTTGGAAAATAGCGGCTGTCTCCGTTCCTCCTTGAGCCTGCGCGTCACGCATGACCGTACCCGTGTACTGCGCCAGCTGCTCTCTGCTCATCCCCTTGATCATCTCGGTTGCTTGACTTGCCGACATGCCTGTAGAGGTCAGCCCCTTGAATATCGCGGACGTAACGTCCTTCATGGATAGGTTTTTGTCTTGGCCAACCAGCGCCACTTTACCTCTCGCCAGCTTCGCGAGCTCCGACGCAGCCGTCCCCATGGACAACACCATTTTGTCTTCCCCGACACCAAACCTCTTACCTACAGCGGAAGCCATCCCGCGGATACCTTCGGTCGTCACATTACGAGAAGCTGTGATAACAAAATTACGCTGTTCTGCTTCCTGTAGAGTCCTAGGAAGATAATTCTCGGTACCTCCCGTAGCCTCCATGTACGCCTTGGCGGTCATGCCCTCTTGACCCATAACACCCATCGCGGCAGACATCCCGGCCATGGCAGCACTCAGCGGAGGAATAGGAATGAAAGCCGCCACTCCCGCTACCGCACTGGCCATTCTGGCACCAGTCTGTTGGTCTGCCATGAGGTCACCCAGCTGGGCATTCGCCAGCGAGAGTACATCACCAGCCTGCGCCATCCCGATCTCGGCTTCTGCACCTCGTGCCCCCGCGGCCATCCTCTTTACGGTACTACCCTGCAACAGTCCGCCGCGGACGGCTTTGACTACATTCCGGCGTTGTGCCTCTGTCTCGATACCCGCCAAGGCGGACACTCGATTGATGCGCTCACCGTTCTTGCGAGCCTCTACATCTTCAAAATAGTGGAAGAGTGCGTTGTGCGAGAAGGACGTACCCAAATCGCTCAACGCATTGCCGATAGACCCACCACCAGTAAAGACTCCACGGGTAGACGTAGAGATCCCCAGTCGGCGTCCAAGAGTATCCGCAAACCCCGGAGCGTTCGACATGACCGAAGCGCGTTGTTCCCGGGCAATCTCCTGGTTCTCTCTCCGGAGCATAGCCGCCTGCTCCCGGAACGCCTGCGGGTTGCGAGCTTCCATGAACATCTGCTCGGCAACTTCATCCCCGTACAGCGCCCGGGCCCCGGTCGTGAAAGCAGCTTTACCTTGTAAACCGAGAGTCTGACCCGTCTGCATGGCCATCTTGAACCGCATGGCCATCTGCTGAGCAGGATGCATGGACTGGGCCGCCTGCTCCTGGAGGAAACGCTGTCTGATCGGAAACTCCGCCAGGGCTCCGATACCTCCCTGTGCGACTGCCTGCCCGATGTTCTGCACCGCGCCCATGACCATCCCGGTCGCTCCGAGACCGCCTTGTCCTCCTCGGGCCACCTGGGCAAGCTGCCCGTAGTTGACTCCCCAGCCGCCCTGCCCGTACCCGCCGACCGCAGCGCCGAAGAGAGGCATGGACGTGAGCGCCGCCTGCGCCTGCACGTTTCTCTGCGCGATACCCGAGACCCCGCCCATCATCGCCAGCTCTCTCGGGTTGTACGTGCCGGTAGCTACTGCTTGTCGTGCTGCCGCAAACGCGTAATTTCCCATCTCCATCCCGGACGCGGCCGACAGCCCCACCTGTGTGTACGTCATCGCACCCGGCACGCCACCCATCTGCTGAAGTCCCTGAACCGAAACACCCGCCGCCCGAGCATACGACTTCATGTTCTGTGCTGCACGCTCCATGTCGTTAACGGACATGCCGAACGCACGCATCTGTCCCATCTCCCGGATGACACTTACGACATCCGGATCCCCAGTCAGCTGCATGAAACGACGGATAACCCGGCTCACCTGACGAAGATTGTTACGCACCGCCTCGGTGCCCTGCTCCATGTCCATGAGCCCGGCCCGCCCGGACTGCTCGGTGATCTTCATCAAGTCTTCGCGATTGAACGCCTCACCCGTCTCCGCCTTGAACCCGCGTTCCGTGGACATCGTGCGAATCTGGTCTGCCAGATGCAACGACGACAACCGGGAGAATCCCGCACCTTGCTGATGCATCTGCGGCCCGGTCAGCATCCACTGCTGGGACATCCTCTGTAGAGACGCGCCCATCTCGTGAACATCGAGGGACGGCCGCATCGGGGACATCGCCATCTCCCCCGCAGACCCTGCAAAACCGCTGATCCCTGCGAGGGCACCTCCACCTAACGCCCCTACTACCCGACCAACCCCGCCGAACATCCCACCTACCGCGGCGCCGGCCGCGGCTCCAGCACCAAACCCCGCGGCCATGCCCATGCCTCTGGGTGCCTGGGAGGCCATGGAATAGAGTTTATCCTCCCGGAAGTCTCGCTGTTGAAGCTCCCGGTCCCACGCCGTCTGGAACATCGGCTGCGGAAGCCGGGGTACAAACGGCCCTGGCATGATAGGTGCTACCTGCTGGGGCGGGATCGGGGACATCGACAACTGCGGCATGGGCCGGAAGGCTCCGGTAGACGGTGGCGTCATCATGAGAGGAGAGGGCAACATCCCGGGAGAGTACCCTCCCATAGCCCCCATTCCCGCACCGAGCATGTTCCCCGACAGGGCCTGCGCCATGTACGGGTTGTAGGACTGCTGGGCCTGGATGCCCTGGAACTGCTGCTGGAACTGCTGGTTGAACAGCCCAACCGGGGCCGCAGACGGAAGACGCGTCATCGCCGTCCCCGCCGCCAACTGCTGGCTGGCCTGATTCTGAAGCTGTTGCGCCGCCATCGCGGGGGGAACGAACATCGGCTGAGGCGGTGTCCATCCCGGAGTCAGACCCAGACTAACCTGCATTGAGTTCGTAGTAGTATCGTCGTACGGCATCAGCCCTTAGCCTTTTTCTTCTTCTTTTTCTTTTCGGCTTTCTCGCGCGAATCCCGCCGGAACTTTTCGAGTTCCTCGTCGGAAATCGTCATGGCCGCAACCCGCCGCATCATCCGAGTCTCTTCCGCCGCCTTCGACATCTCCATGTCAGCCAGGACTCGACTGACGCTCCTGTACCTTGGATTATAGCGCAACTGGAAGAGTTCTTCCCTATACTCTTCGAGCAGGAGCACCATCGATTTCGGCTGGATCCCGGCGATCGTACCCAGCAAACGAGCCATCAAGGACACCATCGCGAACTGCGCGTTGCGCTCGCGAACGATGACCTCGTTGAGAAGTCGTTCCTGGAATGACCCTGCATCCGGCAACGGAGCGTTATGCAGAAATGCATACGCTCTAACCTGCCCCGTTGCCGCGTTCAAAAATCCTGGGGAGCCCCGTCAGCGAAGACCTTCGTCAGCTTCTCGTCGAACTTGTAGGCCAGCTTCATGAGGCGTGTAGTGACGTGCTCGACCCGACTCTCCACGAAGGTCATCCGTTCGTCGAACGCATCTTCCGCCTTCGATGCATCATCCGGAAACGCAAATTCCCGGTCCCCGTACTTCTTGAGCGCCGCCGCCAGGTTGTGTCGGGCAATGAGATCCTGGATGCTCGCCTGGTAGACCGGGCTCTCCGCAGTCAGGAACTTGTGAAGCCGCACGGTGTCGTGGTAGCTCCGCGTCCTGAAGGTCACCGGAAGGCTCTGGATGTAGTAGGTCTCTTCGTAGAAGTTGTTGACGAGAACCTGCTCCATGATGGCCCGGGCATCCGCCAGTGTCAGCCCGACCTTCTTCAGCCCTTCCTCGTAGGTCTCAGCAACCCCTTCCGGCGTACCTTCCTTGATCATGGGTTCCAGGATCTGCTTGTCGACAATGTCCATGGTCTCTTGGACGGCCTTGTCCGCCGGGTCATTCGGTTCCCCTGATGGCGGTTCCTTGCGCGGTACGCGCGGGGAGTTCTGCTGCGGTCCGCGAGCCTGTCCGTCGAAATGCCCGATGAGGGGCGGCGCCTTGGTGGTGGGATCTGCCATTTGAATATCTCCTTGTTAAAGAGGGGTTAACCAAGCTTTAAGATATTCTGTGGTAAAAGACAAGCGCCAACCAAGGAGGGTCACCAAATGAAGCTCACCGAGCAGATGCTAACCTGCCAGAAGTGCCCCGAGCTGGCCCTCGGGAGACGGAACGTCGTGATCGGGGAAGGAGCAGTCCCCGCGCCGTGCGTCTTTCTCGGGGAGGCCCCGGGGGAGAAAGAAGACGAACAAGGTGTGCCATTCATCGGCCGTGCCGGAACCTTGCTGAGATCCTGCATGTCCCGGGTAGGATTCAAACCCGGAGAGTACAACATCCTCAACTGTGTAAAGTGCCGGCCACCCGAAAACAGGAACCCGACTGACGAGGAGCTGAACAACTGTCGACCCTTCTTGGTCAAGCAACTTTCCGCCGTAAAGCCAAAGGTCATTGTCGCCCTGGGAAGGTTCGCACAGGCGTTCATCCTGGGAGAAAACCCGCACAGGATTCCAGTTGTGGATAACAGCGGAAAAGTCGTCTACTACCGGGGTGACATCACCGCCATTCTCACGTTCCACCCGTCGTACGTTTCCCGGCACTCGTCCGACGAGATCTACTTTGCGTTTCTACGACACATTAGTCGAGCACACAGGCTCGCACTAGGAGGAAAATGATTTGTAAAACGTGCGGCCTGGTCCTGCCGTGGGACGGAGCCAAAGACATCAAGCTGTGCACCATCTGCCGAAAACCATTCAGCACAACCGCCGATGACGTGTTCCGGGACGGAAAGTTCAGCATCGGAAAAGAAAAAAGAGAAGGACAGTACCGGCTGGCTGTGGACATCGAGCACGCGATCGATAACGGAGAGATCCTCCTGGCCGAAGGCGGTACGGGCATCGGAAAGAGCTACGGCTACCTGGTCCCCGGAATCCTGTCCGGGAAGAGACTGGTCATCGCCACAGCCAAGAAAACCCTGCAACACCAGCTCTACGACAAGGACTTGCCAACTCTGAGAGAGAAGATGCCGTACGTTGCCGCCAGCTTCGATAACAACACCGAAGGAGACGAGGAATCTCTCGACGCGGAAACGGACGGAAAGTTCAACTTCATCAACATCAAAGGCAAGACTAACTATCTCTGTCCGGACCTCGTATCAGAGGTGTTGAAGAAAAACCCCTTCAACAAGGAGAAGAGTGCTGCACTCCTACGCAGACTCGCCTACATCACTACCGGGGTGAAGTACGGGGTCCTCAGGACCTGGATCGAGCGGTCCGATTTTCCTGAGCTGTCCGACCACTTCGCAGACATCTCAACCGACAATTGTCCGAACATGGGCGGGTGCCGGATCGCTTGTCGTCCCAAACCGAAGAACTACAACATCATCGTGACCAACCACCACGTGCTGGCCTACCAGCTTCGGTACGGGGAAAAGATTCTCGGTAGATTCGACATTCTCATCGTAGACGAGGCCCACCACTTCGAAGAAGCGGTACGTTCCGCTTACACAGACACGGTCAGCGTAAACCACTTCAAGAAATCCATGCGGATTCTCCGGGAAGACCACGACCTTGAAATGATGATCGAGGATCTGGCAAACACGTCCGCCTCGAACCTGCTGGGAGGACTCTCCAAACTTCAAGACGGCATAACGTCTTTAGCCGCGTATGCGCGGGACTACATGGACTCATCCTCCAAGGTCATCAATCAGGACAAGCTGCGAGAAGTCGCGGCCTCCATGATGAAAGACTACACGGACCGACTCAAAGTCATGAGTGCGCTGTTCGAGACCACCATGAGCAAGATGTCCAATACTGCGACAGGGGAGTACTCGCAGGCCCACGTCTTCCTGGGCATAAGCAAGCTGAAGAAAATGTGCAGCAGGATGAAGTCCCTTGAAGAGTTGGTCCTACAGCTCCAGACACCTGATCCTGAAAAACAATTTGTTCTCCTGTACGAAGAGCGCAACGGAGACGCTCACCTCATCCGAACACCCATCGAAATTGGCCCGCTGGTACAGGCCGCGCTGGAGAAGATCAATACCAAGGCATTCGTCTCCGCCACGCTGGCCGTGAACAAGAAGTTCGACTACTTCAAGAAACGCATAGGGTTGGATCTTACACCTCTTCCGAGGGTACCCGCGACTCCAAGAACCCGAACAATCACCACTTTAGACAAATACAACACCGTCGAGCGCTTCTACGAGAGCCCCTTCGACTACAACAGACAGGCGCGGCTCTACACGCCCCGCTACACGTACGACACGCCGATCCCGAATCCGTCTGACCAGGCCAACCACGAGAACTGGTTGAAGGCCGTCTCCATGGAGATCCTCCGGCTGTGCCGGTACTCGAACGGAGACGCCTTTGTACTCTTCACGGCAAGGACAGACCTCCGAGACGTGAAGGCAATGACCGAAGAGCACTTCAAGAGTTACGGGCTCAACCTGCTCGCACAACAGGATGAAGGCGCGGAAGCCCTTCTAGAAGAGTACCGAAACACTCCCAAGAGCGTGCTATTCGGGCTGAAGAGTTTCTGGGAGGGGATCGACGTCGTAGGAGAGAAGCTGCGACTCGTCATCATCCCCAAGCTGCCTTTCCCCAACCAGTCTGACGCCGTCATCAAGGAGTTGGTCAAGCGCGCGGGGAAGAGTTGGTTCCACGACGTTTACGTTCCGAAGATGATCTTCGACCTCCGACAAGGAACAGGACGACTTATCCGCTCGACGTCCGACAAGGGGGTCATTGCGATCCTGGACACCCGGCTCTGGACCTCGACCTCAAACCCGGAAGCGCATGCCTCAAATTGGGACAAGCTCGAAAAGAAAGTCGCATCAGGCAAACCGTATGGGCCAGCAGGTTACGGAAAGATGATCGTTTTATCCTTGGGATTCGAAAACGTGGTTGACAACTTCTTTACAGCTGTTAACTTCCTTAATGAGCCGTTAACAGACGTTAACGGACATTAACCAGCAAAAAGGAGAAAGACGATGCCCAGGCAACCCGGTTCGAAAGTAGTGCCCTGCCCCAAGTGCGACACCAAGGTCGTGGCCATGCCCGGAGAGATCGGGGTATGCAAGTCCTGCGGCACGAAGGTTCGCATCACCAAGAAGCTTCTCGCCGATCTGGGCAAGAAGTAAGAACCGAGCAGACTCCGCTTAACGGCGGAGTCGCTCTTTTTTTTCGAACATGGCACACCACCCAACAGTAGACTCAACCACCTGCGGTCGATGCCGAAAGCGGTTCGAACCCGGCGATCGTGTAACGCAAGCGTTCATCATCGACCATGTGGGCGTTCACCCTCTGAATCTAGCATCGCTCGGAGCTTTCTTCCTCGAAGAGTTTGAACTTGTCCACATAGACTGCCGCGATCCTGATCTCTCGAAAGGAGTAGGACTATCATGAACAACCCCGCAGGGATCTTCAACCCGTACCGAGAACCTGAACCGGGAAAGGAAGACCCGAAATTCCTCAAGAAAGACGCCGACCCCGAAATGCCACCGAGCGAACTCCGTGTACGGCTGGATGGAGACTCCTTCGGCGTGAGTTTCGGTGATCTCGATGACGCAGATGACGACGAAATCGGAGAAGTTTCCGAGCGCCTGTCCAAACTTCTTTACGAAGTAAACGAGCGCTTTCGCGCAGAACTGCGAGAATGTGGTATAAAAGTACTGCGCCCAACAATTGCCTACATCGCGGAACCCGGGGAGATGGTTCTGCGCTCCAAGACTGCGGTGATTGTGGTCTCGACCGGGGTCATGCAAACCGAGGCCACGGCGTTCAGGCGAATCGCACACGCCCTGCACAGTCTCCCGGTCACCAGTCTTCTGGCAAAGCACAAAGCAAAACTCCACGTGAGAGGATAAACAACATGGCGACGAAATCCTGCGGTACCTGCAAGTATTACTGGGCCCTGAGAAAAGTGCAGAAGAACGCTCCCCCGAAAAAGCTGCACAGCGGTCCCTGCCTGAAGCGGTCGGTCTACCCGAAAAACAAGGTAGGGGACCACGTCTTTCCTCCCGGGGCGATCGTAGAAGAACTCCCGACCATGCAAGCCAAGATCTTCATGGTGCACGAGAACGACATCATCACCACGTGCCCGTGGTGGGAGAAGAGAGGAGTGGAAGAGTGATGTCCGAAAACGAAATGGTGTCTGTCCCCGACGGCAACGGTGGATGGAAGAAAATCGAAGCAACACGCGTTCCTGGCAGCAAACAGGACCCCAACAAGGCGTCACAAGCGATGGCACAAGCCCAAGAAGCAGACTTCTTCAAGAGGGTAGGGGCTTGTACTCAGTCCCTCAACGATTACATCCGACTGTACGGCCAGGACCATGGTCTGACCCAGGAGGAGATCGTGGCAGCGGTCTACCTGGAAAACTGCAACAATCGGCACTTCTATCCCGACGGACTCGTGAAGTTCGATAACATCTGCAAGGACGTCTGGTCCTGGTTCCAGGAAAACGTCAAGAAAGCCTAGCACCCTCTCCGCTCTTTCCGCTATAATCGGCCTACACACACATCAAACGAAAGGAGTTCGTCTGCACAAAAAGTGTGCTTTACACCAATCCCGGCCCGCAGGGGTCCGAGGGAGGAGGTAACATGAGAGTGCCCGTATCGTTAATCGCCTGTACCATCGCGGCCATGTTAATGGGAGCCGCAGTAGCACTGACCGACGAACTAGAAGCCCCCGACAACCCATCCGGGAGCTCGTTCAACCGAGAAGCGCAAGACGACATACAGATGGCAGGGGAGCTTATCCCTGATATCGAAGAAATCCTCAGGATAGAGTCAGAGAACTTCGCCGAAGAGTCCATTCAAGCAGAGGAGGAAGAACCTGCCCCTGACCTGTCAGATGAATGGAAAACACGTATCGAAAACGAGATTGTCGGAAACATTGATCTGGATAACCTTTGGGCTAATCCCGGCCCTGAAGCCACGTTGCTCTACCGTCTTTCCGTCGCAATTCTACGCTCGCGTACTGTGCCCGCCGGCAAAAACAAACCCCGCGCGGTCTTTTGGCAGAAGTGCGGAAAAGCAGTCCCCACAGAAGACGTCGTCCAGCAAGCCGGGGAGTGGGCGGCGCTGTTCTTATCGTCGATGGAAGACGTCGAGAAACGTACTGGAGTCACCATGCCTCTCTGGGGGGTATTCGCGTCTCACGCAAACGAAGGAGGCTTCGATCCGTGTGCTCTCGATTACCCCACTCGCAAGTGGGCGTCGGAATCTGAAGAGAGACGTCTCGTTTCGGAAACCTGGCACGGCAAAACTACCAGACGCAAGGTGTCGAAGAAGCTCGTGGAAAAGTTCCAGCTTTCCTACGACCGGGAAACCGTGTGGGCCATCTTGCAGGACTCATACTACCCCAGCGCCACGACAACGATGCCCAACGGTAAGAAGGTGAAGATCTGCGGGAAGAGCGACATCGGACCGTGGCAGCTGAGAACCTCGATCAAGAAACTCAGCCGTGACCGGTTCAACAAACAGACCTCAATGGTTCCCGGGATCCACATGGGTATCCAAGAGATGACCCGCCGGGCCATCCAGTACTCGTACCGCTACAAGATAAAGGAACCACACCCGCGTCCCTGGATGTTGTGGCCTGGATGGAACCCACGCACAGACAGGGCACTCGTGTACGACTCGAAAATCACATCCGTAGCACGCTGGCTAGGTGCTCGGAAGGACGAGATCGAGCGAGGCCACGTCATAATCGATACGTCTAGAAAGAAACCTCGCTACCGGGTAGAACGTACCAGATAGAAGGAGCGAACATGGGAGACCAGAAACTGATAGGACATGTAGAGACTGACTCCGGGAGCATCCTCATCGTCGATGGGACGTGGAAGGATTCCATCCCGTCCGTCTTCCAGAAGATAGTCTACCTGGAAGACGTCGTCCTCGACGAGAAGAAGAACGTCCTGCCCGTGTTCCTTCTGAGGAACCAGGGCAAACGCTTCCTGCTCATCGGACTCGATGACGGAATCGCTGCTGCCGAGAGAGTGGACGTCGTGGAAACCGAAAACACGGTTGACCTTCCGGAGCCTCCAGCTCCGCCACCAGAGCCCGAAGATGAGGAAGATGTGTAGTATCAACTACGTTCTGGGAATCTGCGGCCATGCCGGGGCAGGCAAGGACATGGTCGCGGATTACCTGGTAAACAAACACGGGTTCATCCGGATGGCGTTGGCCGACCCGATCAAGGAGATCGCGCACGACTACTTCGGAGTGCCGTGGGAGGTTCTTCGCGTCTCAGCCAAACCAGAAAAGGTCAGAACGCTATTACAACAGTTGGGCACAGAAGTCGGGCGTGCCTATGACCCGGATATCTGGGTAACCCACCTCGGGAGAGAACTCCTTAATCACCCGTTCGAAAAAATCGTCATTACGGATGTGCGCTTTCCAAACGAGGCTGAAGCGATAGTCAACAAGTTCGGCGGGGACCTCATCCTTATCCAACGTCCTGACAACCCGAACAAGGGCACCTCAATGATGCAACACGCCAGCGAGACCTCCGTAGAGAAGATCCCGTTCGACCTGTTCCGCACGGCATTCATCAACCTGGAGGGTCGGCAGGAAGAGATGTTCAAGGAAATCACTGTCAACGTAGAGGAGTGGATACGATGCCACAGTTCCCGGATAACCCCCGAGTAGGCCAAGTAGTAGAAACCGACCCGTCTGAAGACCCGTCGATCATCACGCAAATCGTTTTGACCTGGGACTCCGCGGTAGGCGAAGCCCAAGCCATGAACCGTGTATCGACCTCGGAGAGAAAGTACATTCTACGCGGAGTCATCTGCACACACGAGATCACCAAGAATAGTCCTATCGAGGTTTCGATACTCGACAGAAGGATCCTGTCTTACGTCTTCATGGAGGATCAAGGGTGGACTCCGAAGGACCTGGATGAGCCTGCTATCCGTTTCGAACGAAAAGGCACCGTTATCCAGGAGCCGGTATTGACGTTAACGACCGGAAGCTATAGCATCCATAACGAGATCTGTGTGGATCTCCCCCCGCAAGAGGAAAAAGAAAAGGAGCAAGAGGATGAGCGGACGTAGAGGACCGATGCCTCCAGGCATGGGAGGACTCCCTCCCGGAATGAGCCCCGAGATGGTGAAGCAGCTGGCCGGCCGCATGCCCCCAGGCGCTATGGGCGGGATGCCCGGAATGCCTGGAATGCCCCCAGGCATGGCCCAGCAACAGACCGCGAGCAAGGAGCGGTTCAACCCGCTACCCGACGGCAAAGGAGCCATGCAGGTCCTGAAAGCCCACTCCGGCTGTCAGATGCCGCGAGAAGCCTCGCAGCTGAACACGATGTTGCAGAAGTCGCAGGAGATCCCCGTGCCTCCGGGGCATGAAGACGAACTCTACGCCGCGATGTCGGAAGCAATCACCCTGGTCTTCCGCTCCGACCACGAGTGCGAGAAGCACGTCGCTACCCGCACCGCCGGCCTCTTCAACGAGGAGCCCGAGCTGAAGGAACTCTCGGAGAAGATCGAGACCCTCTTCCAGGAGTGTGAGACCCTGGAGAAGACACTCAAGGCAAAGGCGGACGAGTACAACAAGCTGTCCCAGGAGCGCTGGGAGAAGTCCGTGAAGCTGTTCGGCCTGAACATCCAGGAACGCTTCTACCGCATCGACGGGGAGAAGCGAAACGTCCAACAGGTCGACCTGAAGTGTGATAGCTGCCAGAGCATGAAGATGCTCCGCAGCGCCCGGCAGAAACTCGCGGGTATCCTTCTGGGGATGGAAGCCAAGAACCGCGGGGAGAACGTCGTGATCGAGACGCCGGAACAGGAGAAGAACAATGGAGCTGACGGTGGAAATGAAGGACTCGATGCTCAAGGTGATGGACAACCTGATCGAGACACTGGGCAGGCTCCGCCAGTCGATGGAGAAGGAGCCTGACATCTTCGATGTCATCTACAGCATCGACCGCGGGCTGGAGTGGGACCAGGAACTCGGAATGGTGGTGAGGGCGAAGCCGCGGACGTATACTGTCACCATCAAGGAACACGTGCTTCCACAAACGGTGGAATCCCACTGAAACAAGGAGACGACCCATGACGAAGATGGAAAAAAGAGAGCTGACTCGTGAGGTGTTCGAGAAAGCATGGTATGCCAGCAAGAAGTTCATCGCGTTCTTCGTGGTGGACGCGATGCTCGCCGCAATGGCAATCGTAGCACTCGTCAAGCAAGACGAGATCGGCTGGTCTCTCTCGGCCTTCATGGTCGGCATCGTCTTCGTCATGGGATTCGTCGCTGTTTCCTTCAACAGCAGACAGGCAGACGTCGACAAGTTCGTCCGCATGGCGGCACTCAACTACAACAAAGGAAACGCCAATGTTGAAAAACGGGACGTACCGGATCCAGAGTCCGACGGGCCTAATCAGTGACGCCCTTCTTTTTAGCCCGGGCGGCAAGCTCCTCGGGCACGTACGGAGAATGAACATCGAGATCGATGCTGCACACCCGGACGTGCAAGGCTTCATCGAAATGACCGACGGTGAGACTCACCGCCTCCAGCGCGTCAAGCTCACTGCCCGGGGGATCATCATCGACGGCGAGGCAAAAGAAAGCTCCCCCGATGGGAAGCCTCCTCGTCAAATGGACTTCGAAGAGTTGATGCCCCCGAACTAGGGGAGGGTGTCGAGGCGGGCGGTGTGTTCGGACGCGTTGTAGAACACGTCCTCGCCACCTTCGATGCAGACGATCTCTTCACCGTCGAAGACCCAACGGTTGCACGGGTTCTTGACCCGGTGGCCCGTGACCTGGCCGCGCAACTCCCCGCCGGGTGCCATGTAGGCGAGGACGTGGTGGCTCACCCCGAGGGAGCCTCTCACGCCGTGTCCGACGAAACAGTCCGCGATGATCTGCGCCTTGTCGTGAACGCTGATGACGCTGTCGCCCTTGTAGCCGCTGGGCAGCTGCACCAGAACGATCGCGTTCATGGTGTCGTTCTCCCGCTCGTTGACCAGGAGAACGCGGTCCTTCTGCTCCTGCCGCACCGGCTGCTCCTCTCCTCCGACCCCCTCCTCGATCAGCTTGGGCTTCAGGCGCATGTAGCTCCCGCGCTCGATGAACGCCCGCTCGAACTGCATCCCCTCCACCTTCTTGCGAACCAGGTCCGGCGGCGTCTTTTTGCCGCACGCAACACGCACGTGTCGCCCCAGCTCATTGCCCACGGGAACGAAGGTGTAGGGGTCCGTCTGAACGATGATCCCGGGGGCTGTGTTCGTGAAGAATCTTGCCATAGCGATTTCCCTTCCCGCACGGTGCCATACCGCGCTGCTGGTTTTTTCTCTCTTTTGTCTCTCGTGGAATCTCAGGTATTACGGTGTGGTCTCGGGTGTGACCTGCTCTCGTTTACCCTCCAGAGCTTGGAGCCGGTTTTCGTGGTCCTGGAAGGACCCGTCGATCTCCTTGTTGTACTTTTCGAGCTGGTCGAGAAGTACCTTGTTCTTCTGTTGGAGATCAACGTTCGCGGAATTCAGCTCGGCGATGGCCTTCTCGTACGTCTCCTTCTGCGGGAGGGTCTGCTTGAGGATTTCAAGCATCCGCGGCATGAGCATCTCGCCGAGCTGCGTGTAATCGATCTCGATCTTCACCCCGCCCTTCTTTTGTTTCGCCCGCGCCATCTTTCTTTCTGCTCCTGACATCTCGCCTCCTGAGTGTAGGGGGCACCGCTCGTCGCGAAGTGCGGAAGGGGTTCATCGGATCGTTGCGCGACTTCGTGTCCGGAACGCGTGCACGCTCACTTACCGCTCGACCCCTCCGGCAACCTCGCGGGGATTTAACCCTCCCCGGGGCGCAGTGCCGATTATGGAGACGGGTTGGACACCCGTTGACTCCAGGTTAACCGTTCTTGAACTTCTCGGCAAGGTCCTGCGTCGTGTGCGTCTTGAAGCACTCGGCGCAGACGGACATCTCGGACTCGATCTCCCGCCACAGCCTCTCGGACTCCGCGGTCTTCACGGTCCTGTACTTGGTGATACGCAGCATCGCCGCGTTCTAGGGAACGATCGCGTTGCACTTCTTGCACCGGTAGCTCATTTCGCGTTCCTCCTGCGGCAAGACCGGCACGTCGCCTTGTCGGCCGGAACGAACCGCATCGCCTTCGGGGACGACGCCTTGCACAGGGCCTCGGTCTTGTTCTCCTCCGACCGGATGTGCGTGACATCAGGGTACTGGTCGCCGATCGCGTTGCGCTTCTTGTTCTGGGATCTTTCCGCGCTACTCATGTTCCTCCTCATCGTCGAGCATACCCGCTTCCTTAAGCACCTGGCGCTCGTCCTCGTCGGTAAGCATGCCCGCCCTCTTGAGCGCCTCGACCGCTTCCTGCGGAGAAGGAATTCCCAACATGTCCCACTTCTTCCGTACCACCTTACCGTTGCGGACAGTCAAGTGGTCTTCAAGTCCCGGAGGGATCTCCGGAGTATCGACTATCTTTTTCTCCATGCAACCTCCTCACTTCACGACGCGCGTCTTGGTCGTAAGAGGCGCGTGCTCAGGTCCCCGCCAGTACGGGGACAGCCACTTCCTGATCGACTCCGTCCGGCCGGTGCCGATCCTGTACGTGTGATAGTGACCGCTCACCAACGAGCGCACACGTTGCTTCCGGCGTTCATGTTCTTCTACCAAATCTGAAGCTTCTTTGGGCTGCCGGTCGATGGTGATGTTCCCGCCGAGAACAAACGCGTTGTTTGGCTCGATACCCTTCAGTCGGTCGAAGAGGCGCCTCCGTTTTTCACCAGACGTCTTCATCGCACGCTCCCTGAGCGCCAGATACGCCGGAGACGTGGCCCTGAGTCTGACATCTGCATCCTGCGTCGTCGTATACACGATCACGTTCATCACATACTTGAACAGATGCACAAGGTTCTGCCACATCATGATGAAACTCTCCCTGTTCTCCTCCCGTCCGAAGCTGCTCTGTACCTTCAACTTGCGCCCGTCGAACTCGACCTCGATTGTCTGAGTCTCCTTGCCCACCATGAAGTCAAAGGAGTACTGGAGGGCGTCGTCAACCGTGCCCCCTTCGGGAAACAGAATCTGGTAGTGGTAGAGCGCGTCGTCGTACTCCGGTCCCAGCGCACTGTCGGACTTGCCCTTGCCGACAATGAGGAGACGCCAGACTCTCGGCGTCCTGGTGTTGTCTTCCATGACGTAAACACCGAGTGACTTGTGCATGCCGGTAAGCGGGTTATAGACATCGATGAACCCCTCCGCGTCGATGTAGATAACCGGAAACGGAAGCCGCAGGTCGTCAGACGGAAACCCCTTGAGCTCCGTGTTCTCCAGCGCCCACCGGAGATCCGGCTTTACGACGTAAGCCTTGTCCCCGCATCCCCGCATGCTGTGGTTCATGAACCACATCATGAGCGTAGTCAGGAGACTCTCCATGAACGCGTCCACTGACTCGGCAGGCGCGACCGTAACACTCAAGAACTGCGTGAGCCAATGTAACTCCGGCATCGACACCAGCGCCGAGTAGCTGTGCGGCACAGGACAACGCCGGATGATGCTCTCGAACACCGGGTAGATGATCAGGTTGCTCCTGATATTCTTTTCCACCGATCCCCACGACCTCTCCTGATCATGAAACCTCTCTGCCATCTGGTGGAAGTAGTCTCTCGCTGCTGTGGAGAAGTCCCCACTGTACTCTGGCAATCCCGCCTGCCAGATGTCCGTGTACTCGTCGATGTACCGCTGGCACTGATCGCGGAATCTTCTGAAATGGAAGTTGTTCATCGGCTTTTCCCTTTCTCGCCGTACGTCTCAAGTACGACGAAGAGGTCGTCAAATATGCGCTCGTAATGCCAATGCTCATACCTAACTCCTTTCTGTTTTCAGCGTGCTACACTCCTAGTCATGGAGGTGCAACATGACTCTTCCTCAAAATCCCGAGGTGATCCAGACCTGGTTCAACCTCGACTGTGACGAACTCGACGAAAGGTACGGCGGTTTTGTAACGACAAAGGCACGTCACCGCTGGTTCTGGAAAGCAATAGACTGGATCTTCTGGGTCGTGCGGGGCTTCAAGAAAAGCGACTTCATGCGACGGGCCACAACCCTCGGCCCCCTCATCGCGTACCCCGAGTCCACCGACTTGAAGCACGTCACGTTCAGTGACTACATCACCCTGAAACATGAAACAGTCCACGTGAAACAGTGCGCGGCGCTCGGTCTGGGAGAGGCGTCGATCGGGATGTGGCCGTTCCTGTTCCTCTATCTATTTGTACCACTTCCTGCGTGGCGTTCATGGTTCCGCTTCAGGTTCGAGAGAGAGGCATTTCTCGTCGAATACAAAATAGAAAAGAAGTACGGATGGTCCCCGGACATCGAACACTACGTGAAGGTGTTGAGCGGGCCCGATTACCTGTACGCTTGGCCTGAAGCAAAAGTGAGGGAGTGGTTCAAGAAGGCTATCAGCGAGCTGCCCGCTTCTTAGCCTTCTTCTTGCTGCTGTCCGAACTTCCGGACAGTCCATACGCCAGGGCTACGGTGAGTGGCACCCCTAACCCGATGGCGAGACCCAAGCCGCTAGTACCACCAGAGCGCGGGCGGGAAGACGAACCTCCTCCACCCTCGAAGCTACTGTGGAACTCACTCTGCGCCGCACGACGTCGTGCGGCTGCTGCGTTCTGCGCGGCATCGTACTTGGCCTGGCGCGCAGCGTAGCGACGGGCCGACTCGGCGTCTTGTTCGGCCCAGCGGCGCTTCGACTCCTCCCACTTGCGGTCATTCTCTGCCTTCTGCGACGCGTACTCGGCCTGCTCTTCCGCTCTTCGAGCTTTGTAGTCCTCCCAAGCCTTGGAGTAAGGAGACTCTTTTGCTTTCTGCCGCCCTGCCTCACGAGCTCGTGCGTACTCCTCTCGTGCGTACTCCTCCCACCGCCCTGCCTCACGAGCTCGTGCGTACTCCTTTCGTGCGTACTCCTCCCACGGGTCATAAGAAGACGCACCTGTCGACTGCCGCCGCCTTGAAGAAGACGCAGACTGACGTGCCCGTGCCGCCTGGTACGCCGCGTTCTCACGTGCTCTCTCTTTGGCTTCCAGCACTTCGGAGTTGCGCTGCTTCAGCCAGTCGGATCCGAGATACGCTTCCTGCCAGGAGCCCTTGTACTTCTTCTCCCAGCCGGGGGGCAGGATCTCGTTAAGCTCGGCGAACGTCGGAACTTTGTGACCTTGTCGCTTCGCGGCGTTAATGATCCGAGCATGATGCTCGGCGAGCACCTCGGGACTCATCCCCAATTTGGTGAGCGCCGCGTAGACACCGCGGGAAAAGTACTCGTTCATTGTTAGTCTTCCATCGCCTTGTTGACCAGCGCACCTGCCAGAAGCCCACCACCGAGACCCAGCGCCGCACCGCCCAAGCGGTACATACCAATCGGCCCGAGCATCTTGAAGCCTTGGTACTTGCCCCACAAGGTTCCGCCGGCTACGTCAGCAGCATCACGAACCAGCGGCGAGTTCGGGAGCTTCGAGCTCTGATTGCCCAGCCAGTCCACGGCCTTATCCAGCGTCTTGTACCCGGGGTACTTGGACAGGCCCATCTGTTCTCCGACATGCCACCCGAGAGGTGCGCCGACAGCCGCACCCACGAAGGGAGGCACGAAAGACCCGGACGGCTTCTCCCGCGGCGGGAGCACTATGTACTGCGGCTGCTGGGAGTAGTACGGCGCCATCTCCTGGTTCATGTCGTCTACGCCCTGGGCAATCTTGTCGATAACAGACGCAACAGACTCTTTCGCGGAAGGCAGCGCCTTCGACGTCCCCAACGTCGGCTGCTCGGACACTTCGAACTGGTAGCGCGGCAGGCTGACATCGTTCATCGTGTAGCCGCCGTTGTACGGAGGTTCGGGTCTTGAGAAGGCCGGGGACTGCGGCTCCTCGGGGGGCATTCCGATCGCCTTGTTCGACGTTTCGTTGTCGTACCGGAGGTATGGCCCTCCGATGCGCTCATCCGCGGCAACCTTCGGCTGTCTGATCTTTCCGATGAGGTTGTGCGCCGATGGAGCAGCAAGAATGCCGAGTCCTGCGATCTCAGCCAGTGCCTTGTTCTTCTCTTTCCAGGGATCACCCGCCAGGTCAGCAACAGAGGGTGCGGCAAGAAGGCCCAACCCGCCGATTTCCGCCACGTCATGCCACACAGGAGAACGCTCCGCACTCCCTAACAGCTGGGAGATGGACGATCGTTTCTCGTTCAGCTGTTGTGTTGCCTGAACGATCTGGGTGACAACGTGCTTCATCTTTGGATCCCCCACGGCACCCCGCTGTACTGGTGGAGATACTCCAAACCCTGCTGTTGTCCGATGCCCTGGCCGATGTGTTTACCGAGTAAACCACCAGCTCCGGCACTAAGGAACGTCGCAGGCATGTGGACGCCCGTGCCGGCGCTGACAACGTGACCCAGGAGTCCGCCACCCAGCAAGCCGCCAATCCCGCCGATGAGCTCACCCCTGCGGACCTTGCCCTTGTACGTGTCCTCGACCTGCTTGGCCCGCATCTGCTCGGCGTAGAGACGCTCCAGCATCGCTTGCTGCTGCATCTTTGCCTGGATGTCGCCCATCGGCATCTGGTCGCCGGAATTCTCATTTTCCATCTGATACGGGAGGTGCGGCCCGTCACCCGGGTCGTTGATCTGTCCCATCTTCATCTGCTGCTGTTGCTGCTCGATCAACGCCTGTGCCTTGAGAAGCTGGAGAATATCCGAAGGCGAAGACTGTGGGAGCGGGGTTGACGAATAGAGCGGCGACTCTCGAAGCATCTCTGCGGTCTTCATGGGAGATTCGCTGGCCATCATGGCGCTGAAATGCCGGCGTTTCGCGTCTTCGTTTTCGTAGATGCCTCGCTCGGCACGTGTCAGCGCCGCCTTCTTCTCTTCGTCTTCCAACATCTGGCGGACTCGACCCAGCGGGCCTTCTCCCTTGCCGTGAGCCTCCCCACGACCCTTGCCCTTGCTCCGGATCTTCTCGCCGGGGGTGTCACACGCCGCTGCCGCGCTCTTCGGTGCCTCGTCCTCCATCTTGTTCAGACGGGTGTAGTAGTCCTTGATCTCGTCGAGGTGGTCCTTCGCGATCTCCTCTGCGAGCTGCGGGTCATCCGTGTGTTCGAGCTCGACCTTCTTGCCCATCTCCATCTGGTCCGGGTCGAAGTCACTGGCCGGCTTGTTGTCGGCAAGTCCGCCCTTGAGCTTGTCCTCGGTCTGCTTCTTCGGAACCTCGCTCATCTTCGTGAGCATCAGTATCGAAGACGCCAGAGTCTCAGCCGCGTTCTTCTCAGAGCCACGCTCCAGGGCCCGGCGCTGTTTCTCCTTCATGTTCATCCCGGCCAGTAGAACATCATCCGAGAGACCTGTGAGACTCTGCCAGAGCTTCGAACCACCACCGGGTCCAGAAGCCTTGAGAACCGCGGCCTCCACAGCTGACGGATCTGCCGACGCGAACTTGCCGAGAAGACCGAGAGCGCTGCCCATCTTGCCGGGCTGGCCGAACGCCGGAGCCTGGTTGCCTTTCCCCATGCCCACGCTGGCAGCCGTCGGGGTCTCGGTAGGCATGCCTGAAGACCCCACGGGTGAGTTCGGGGACGCCGGGATCTGTCCTTCCTTGAGAGAGAAAAACTTCAACATCTCGTTCTGCGGCGCGGGGCGTTGCGCCATCGACTTCCGCCACTCGATCGGGACATCCGGCTTCGCCGGGGGAGGTCGTGGGATGGAGCGCTCTGCTTTCATGACACGCTCCAAAGCCTTAGGCCCACCCGATCCCGCAGTGAAAACGCCGATGTTTTTGGGCAGGTTGGCACCCAGCTTCGACAGAACCTCGTTGGCGATCTCCTGAGAGGACTTCTTTACATGGTAAGGCAAGTTTTCCTTCACCTTCTTGGGAGTCTCGTGCTCCCACTCACTGACCTTCTTCTCGGAGATCTCTCCCCGCTCGGCCATGACGTGAAACTTACGGCGCTGCGCTTCGCTCTTGAAAGGCATCACACCACCTTGTTACCTAAAAAGTTCCATCTGGAAGCGGTTGCTGTCTTCGAACGTCCGCAGCCCCAGGTCGATGATACACGACGGAATCGTGATCTTCTCTGTAACCAGAGGGGGGCCGGAGTTGTCCGACGAAAATACACAACGCCACGGGTCTCTCCGCGGGAACGTGTAGTAGAACAGTCCGACACCCGCGTGCAGCGGGAACACCGCCTGCTTCACGCTCTCCGAAATCGGAGGAGGCGGAGCCGGAGGATCGCCCGGAAAAACGTTGACGTATATCAACCCCGACCCGACCAAGCAACGAATGAGGATCGCCTTCACGGGATTGATCCCCGCGAGCTGCGGTTCCCCGCCATCCTTTATCGCCTCATCCATGTAAAGCGGAGCGATCTTGGTGAAGTCATCCAGATCCCTGGCGGGGTCAGTCGCCCCGATATCCACGTATCCGCCAATGCGCATCGAGAACGGGTAGTGCTCAAGCGCCCACGTGACGACCGGCTTCTGATCTGCCGTTGCCAGTCCGCCCGCCGGGAATGTAGCCTGCGCAGACATCGTGACTTTTCCTCGGGTCAATTCCATGAACTGTCCGAGAATGGGTGCTCGGGTGTGCATCAGTCATACTCCCTTCGTGTGCAGGAAAACGTACGACGTCAACCGCGTCGGCAGAAACGCCCCGGCGAGAATCTCCCCGATGTAGATCGGCACATCCACCTGCCCCTGCCAGTTGTTTGCGCGCTCGTAGTCGTGGTTGTTCACGTAGATGAAACACCCGCCTGAAGTGATCGGCGTCGGGATCATGTAGTGGTAGTCCGGGGGGTCGAACGCCCCGGTCTCGGCGAGGTCCGTGCAGAAATAGAGAACCGCCTCTCCCATCTCGCAGGTGATGATGATCCCCACAACGTAGGAGGTTTCAGGGTCCGCCAGCGGCGTGTAGAGCGTGATCAAATCATCTCGGATCGGAACAGAGATGTCATTATCCCGCCAGGTCGCCTCCATGTCGTGCGTCATCATGATGACCTGGTCGTACGGAATCGACAGCATCTGTCCCAGCTTGGCCGCCTTGTCGGACACGGGGGTTCCCACGTCGAACTCCAACGCCACAGCGAGATCGAGACTCGCGCCCAACGGCGGCAAGGATGCAGGGGACGGGAATGGATATGGCATGTATTTCCTCCTACTAAGGAGGAGTATACGTCAACGGCAAGAAGAGGGGAAGAACTAGGCTGCGCGAACCTTGCCCCTGGAAACGAGACTCGTGAGCCCCCCGGCAATGCGCTTGAGAGGTGACGCCTTGGACGCCGCGGCCGGGCCGGCCCCTACGCCCGGGGCCTTTGCGCGCATCTGGTTCGCGTACTCCCTGTACTCCGGGCTGATCTGCACCTGACGCGTAATCGGGTGCTCGTGGAACTTGAGAGGAGCTGCGAGTGCCTTGCCGCCGGGGCTGGTCGCCTTCTCACCCATGGCAATCCGATCAGCGACACGCTTCTGCCTGGCTGCGCCGGTAGACGCTTCCATCTCAGACTTCCGCTGGGCGAGAGATGTCGTCGGAGGCTTGTGCTCGGGGACGTACATGTCCGCGGACGTCATGATCCCCGCCGCGCCAGGACCGTAGGCAATACCCAGCTTGATGAGCGCCTCTATGTACCCCTGTTCCCACGCTGCGAGCTTGTACATCAGTAGCCTCCGTACTGCTGCTGCGGCTTCTGCCCTCCGCCGAAGGCTTTGTAGGCGCCGTAGCCGAGAGCCGCAGCACCGCCGATCAGCCCCGCCTTGCCGAGCGGCTTGCTCCACAGGTTCTTGATGCCGCCCATGAGCCCGCCACCGGGCTTCACCGCCGGACCCCGGGCAGCCAGCTGACGCTGCTTCACCGCAAGCGCGTCAGGCCGCTGTGCCTTGAGAGTCTGCGTGGCTGCATTGATCTGTTGCTGGGGTACTCCCACTTGAGCAGCACGACGCTGCCACGCCGCGGCGAGCTTCCACAGCACCTCGTCGGAGATCTGCGATGCAGTCTTCAGCATGACACCTCTCCTACGCTGTTGCACGCCCGAGCAGGCCGGCACCGAGCAGGCCGGCACCACCGATGAGTGCCGCCTTGCCGGGGTGCTTCGCGATCGTCGCGCCAAGTTGACGTCCGTGGTGCGCGAGACCCTTGCCGCCCTTCGCCGCCTTGCCCGCTTCACTCTTGGCTGCTGCCGAAACCCCCTTCGGGGGTGTCGTTGCGCCCTTGGCCGCGAGGAACTCCTCGTGGGACATCGGCGGCTGCGCCGCAGCAAACTCCTCGGAGAAGCCCAACTTCCACAGTCCGTACAAGTAACCCTGTTGAAATGCGTTCATCTTTCACCTCTATGAAAGCGCGGACAGCACTCCGAGTCCTGCGCCGAGTCCTGCGCCGATGAGGGCGCCCTTGCCTGTTCTTGCTCGTCCCATCTCTCCGAAGCGATTCATCTTCGCAACCTGTCCGGGCCTCAGAGTCTTCGCGCCGTGAACATGTTGCTGTTCGATGACCTTGCGGAGCTCTGGGTTGTTCACCCCATGATGCACCGCCGACCCGAACCCCGTCAACCCGCCAGCCGCGCCGCCGATTCCCGCTCCCGCGAGGCCCCGCAGAACTGGGCTCTTCTCTTCGCCCGACTGCGCGAGTTTTTGGAGAATCTCCAGGGAGATCTGTTCCGCTGTCTTCGTCATTTCACCCTCCCACCGGGAGTTGCGGCTGTCTCTGTGACGCATCGAACTTCGCCATCACGCGGGACTCACCTGTGTCCAGATCCTTCTGCGCGTGCGACCACGCGTTCTCGTGCAACTTCGGTTCGATGTTGTTCGCGGCCGACCACTGCCACGGCTTCGACTGCTTCGGCGCCGTTGTCGTGTTCGTCGTCGCCCCGGGCTTTGCCCCCGAAGTGGTGCCAGACGTCGCCGCTACGGCGGAGCTCGACAGCCCCAGCTTTACCAGCGCGGAACACCACCCTTTCGCGTACGGTGTCACTCATCAATCTCCCGACAGCGCGTGACCCAGACCAAGTCCGAGTCCGAGCGTCCCGAGCCCTGCGGCTCCGCCGACAAGTCCCTTCTTCATTGGCGACAGCTTGCCGAACCACCGGGTCGGACGTCCCATGTTACCCAGCTCCTGCGACATCGCGCCGTGCTCACCTCGGAGCTTGGCGGTCTGGTCTAGGTAGTGCTGCTTCTGATCAGCAAAGCCCCGGTTGAGCTCATCGATAGTGAAGTTCTTCTTCTTGAGAACATCCTCGTACACAGCCTTGCTGGCCGCCGCGTTGTTCGCCCGCCACTCCGCATCCGCGACACGACGTGCGTACTCTTCCGGGGTCGGCGTCCTCGGGATGTCCTCATAGCCGTGCGACATGCCCAGCTTCTGCATCCCGAAAATGTAACCCTGTTGGTAGCTGCTGAACATCCCCGTCTCCTTAGTCCATGGCGTTCGACGCGAGAATCCCCGCGCCGAGCCCGAGTCCAGCACCGAGAAGCGTGCGGGGCATCGCCTCCGCAAACGCCCGGCTCTTGAGATACTTCTGCGCCATGTGCGCCGGCATCTTCTTCGTGAAGGGCCTGCCCTCGGCGGTGACATCTCTCACCGTTACGCCGTGGCCGGGGATCTCCTTCTTGTACGTGTCTGTCAGCGCGTCGTAATGCGGCTTGTGTGCTTCGAGAGACGCCTGTGCCTTGCCCTCGATGCTGCCCGCCGCACTCCGGTAGTCCTTCACCATCTGGCTCGGCAGGAGGTGATGCGCCGCAAGTCCGCCGACAGCAGCACCACCGACCGCCGCCGGCCAACGCCGCTTGCGGGGAGCAGGCTCCTCGTAGTAGCTCGGGTCCATCTGCTCGTAACCTTGAGCCAGCTTGAAGAGGATCTCGTTCCCGATCTGGGATGCTGTCTTCTGCATGTCTCAGTACCCGGGTGGATATCCACCGTACGGTCCTCCACCGGGCATCCCGCCCGCTTGTTGCTGCATCATCATCTGGTCGTACGGAGAGTACCCGCCGCCAAAACCCATTCCCGGCTGCTGCATCATGGGCATCGGCGTCTGCGGCATCCCCATACCGGGATTATGCTGCATGAGAATATCCTGCGGAGACAGGTAGCCCAGCTTCCCCAGAACCTCGTTACCGATATCAGACGCGGTCTTGATCATCATCTTTTCCAAGCTGGTAAAGAGCATAGCCGCCCAAACCGAGAGCACCTGCGATTCCCAAACCTTTCAACAGTTTGTTGCGCGCAATGTGTGACGCCGCCGCCGCCTGGTTCTCGCGCATGGCCGCCTGGTACTTTAACGCGCTTCGCTGGTGCATGTCCCGCACTTCTCTCAACGTGTTCTCCGCAGCTTCCTCGACTGAAGCCACCTTGTTGAGAACCTCGTTGCCGATCTGGGATGCTGTTTTTTGCACTTCAGTCTCTCGTCGCTCGGTAAAGGCCATACCCTGCTCCACCGAGTCCGGCCGCACCCAAGCCACCGATCAGCCATGGAGCCATCGAGCTGCCACCGCCTCCGCCGCCTCCGCCTCCGCCTCCGCCGCCACCTACGGACACTGGAGCGGCGGCTGCTGGGGAAGCAGCGGCTGCCGGAGCAGCGACCTCAGGAGAAGCTGTTGCGCGCGGACGCACATCGCCTGCCCACACGGAATGCTCATGTGTACCAAACGGCGCGCCAACACCCGCACGACGCGACAACCGGTTGATGCGAAGTCGCTGCGCCAACGAAGGCACGCCCAGATTGATACCCGCCGCTCCCGCCCCCGGCATGGCCGCTGCTACCTCTGGGGCTAGCTGTACACGCGCCGACATGGGGACACTTTCAACAGTGTTCGCCACCTCCCGGAAGAACCGGTTGGCTTCTGCTCTATCCGCCGCGGGCATTTCCGCCAGCTGGGAAAGTATCTCGGCCCGAGATGCCGGAGCTCCCGTCGCACGAGCGGCACGAGGAGACGCCGCAGCGACATCGGCGATCATGTTCCCGAACCCTTCGAGGTTGTGGGGCGTCGTCTTGCCGTACACCATCTGCCGTAGGGTACGTCCCGACAACGCCCGCTGGATGTATTCCGGCGAGAGCGCGAGCTTCATCAGAACTTCGTTCCCAATGTCGGATGCCGTCTTCTGCATGTTCCTACATCTCCGTAAACGTTTCGGATGCTGTCTTGATCATCACCGCCCTCGCGCTTCGTTTTCAGCCGCTATAGCACGATGCATCCCGTATCCCGCACCGAGTCCTTGTCCCAGAAGACCCGCGGCCAATCCGCCGAATTGGAGACCTGCGTTCCCCATACCCCGACCCGCCAGCAACGCCGCATAACCAGGAACGCTACCAAGCATCTCCCAACCAAGAACGCCACCAGCACGGCTCCAACCCTCACCCTTTGGTGCAGTAGCGCCGGCATAAATCGGGGCGGCGAGTCCCCCCACGTACGGAAGAACGCCCAAGGTACCTACCACGTTTCGCGAAAACCGCTGAGAGTCACTCAGGTCTGCGAGCTTGGTCAGGACTTCGCTACCTATTTGGTTGGCTGTTTTCAGCATAACGCACCTCCTGTCCTTATCTCTCCGTGAACGTTTCCGTCCTTGGGTCTTGTCCAGGACATTGTATCAGCACAGCCGTCGAGGCACCAGTGCGCTGTAACGTTGTGACCTGGCACCCGGGGTTGCGTCCTTGGGCGTACTTGAGAGCGGCCGGCGTGCACCCGCTGGTCATTAGAATTGCGGTGGTCAGTAGAGCGAGAATGTACTTCATCGAATACCTCTTACGACCCTGGACGGGTATTGAAGTACCCCGCACCCGCCTGTTGCTGTTCAGACGGACTCGTCGTCTTCTTGGTGCCGGGCGGTACCTGCGCTTTCGTCGCCGTCTGCGGAGCCTTAGGTGGAGTCAGCGTCTTTCCCGGCTGCGTCAGCTTCGGCTCCGGTGCCTTCACCGGCTCTACCACCGCTTTCGGGACCGCCACACCCTCGACCTTCGCCGGCTTCAGTGTCTTCTTTTCAGGTGCCGGGAGCTTCGGGGGTGCGGGAGACTGCGTCTTCGGCGCCTTCGGCTTAGGCGCTGCGATAACGGATTTGGGCTCACGCAGTTTCGCTGGTGCCTGGATGGCCCGCTGCGTGGACTTCTGACCCTTCACTGCCTGACGCAGGAAGTTCACAGCCAGCTTGGTCAACACTTCGTCGGCAATCTGGGATGAAGTCTTTATCACGTTGGGTCCTCGAAATCGTCCGTGTCACGCAACCCGTAATCCTGGTCATCAAGATCCCGAGTTCTCGCGGACTTCTGACAACCAGGGCATGTCATCTTCCAGCGGTCTGTCCGGGACTTGAACACGTACCCGCAATCGCACTTTACAACGTAAAGACTGACTACCGAACCAATCTCTGTGTCGATGATCTTCATCGAATACGGCCCCGGCTAGTCACTCCGAGTATTCCCTTGCCTACGCGCGTAACCTCCTGGAGCGCGGGTATCCTGGCAGCGCGCGTCACATCTTGCGTCACCGCCGCAGCTCTCGACAACGGATGCGACGACATCATCGGAACTTCGTGCAACGCCGTAGCGGCATACGGAGAGGGCTTGGGCGTGTAGCCGCGCCACGCGGTCTCCACAAACTCCGGCTTGGGCGGTGGTGCCTTGAAAGCTCTGGTACTGAGAGGATAGCCGCGTCCAGGTTGAACACCTTGACGTTGCAGCTCGTAGACTGTCGGGTACAGCGTACGTGCCGACTCGGAAAACTTGCTGAGCAGGCCCGGCCCACGGTCCGCGGACTCCTTGTTGAAGAACTTGTTGTACAACACCCCTGCTCCCAGACCCAACGCCGCGCCGCCGAGAATGCCGAGTCCTGGGCCTTTGCCCATGGACTGCCAGTACGCTTTGCGAGATTTCTTGAGCGCTTGCTCCCACGCTCCTGGTGACTTGAAGTACTCGTTCTTCAAGCGGTTCGGGTCGGTCAGCATCGCACGCGCTTCGGAGAGCTGGTCCGGCGCGATCTTCCCCTTCTCCAAACCCTTCAAGAGAATATCCTGAACCACCGGAGAGCCGGGCCCGCCCTTCCCCTGGAGGAAGTTGATCATGCGGCCTTCGCGCTTCAGTGAATCCTCGACAAGGGACTTACCGGCAAAACTGCCCGCCATAGCGCCGCCGGCAACGAAGCGGCCGGGGAAGCCGCTGAGAAGGCCACGCGCCGGGGCGTCCGTGGAAGGAGGAACAGGAACCGCCTCCTCCATCGGATCAGGGTCAGGATTGCCTGCGAAGTACCCGGCGTTGCCGTACATGTCGATGGACATCTGTGGGAGGGGCGGCTGCTGCGGTTCGGTCATCTGGTAGTCCGGGTAACCGTGCATCGCCGTCTTCTCGGCATGCTTGATCAGCCCGGCGATGATTTGCTGGGTTTTCGTCATCATGCTAAGAGTGTAGCGAAAAACCGGGGGAAGAGCTAGTCACAGCTGACAGAACCGCACGGGTCATCTCCGCGCTGTAACCTCTTGAGGTTGAGCTCGTAGAGACGGTCGTAGGTCTCTTCTCTTTCTTCGCGTTTGGGGATCTTCTCGGTAAGGCGCCGGGCTTCATTGCGAGCCACGTCCCGCTGCTGGATCGTCTGCACCGAGGACACAGTCTTGCTGATCTCTTCTATTCGCGTGTCTTGGGCTTTGGCGTGCGTATCCTGGTCTTCGAGAGTCTTGTTGATACGCGAGTGCTGCATGTCCTGGTCGGACTTGAACTCGGACAGCTCTGTAGCAGAAGCAAAGTTGACCCCCACAACTGCGGTGACGCCCGCTACACCCAAGGCCCCGACAGCGGTACTGACTATAGCAGCGATGAACTTCCACCGGATCGTGACCTTGATGCCATTCTTTGCAAGTTCAACGGGAGGTGCTCCAGGAATAACACTGCTGTGGTCTTTTGGCACGGCGCCTCGCTCCTTTCCGGTACCCGCGGCCTGCTCAGTCCACCTGTATACCGCGATCCCGCAGGCTCTGCTTGTAGTTGTCAAATCGAGGAAGAGTGTCAGGGGCATTCTTCGCGATAACTCCCCGCAAAGAAGCCAGAACGTTTTTCATCGTCATGTTCTCAGCAAGCTTCTGCTTTGCCTGCTGAAGGGGATTGAGCTCCTGGTCCGCCATGGATTCCTCCTTGGGACATGCACGTCCCTACAAGCATCAGTATACCGTACTACTTGTGCTTGGGCTTGCGCTTTTTGGATGTTGCAACCGGCTCTTCCGGGACGTTCTTCTTCTCGTGTTCGAGAATGGATTCATTGAGAGAATCCGCGTTCTTCTTGACGATGTCTGAGACGACACGCCGCATGCCGGGAGGAACAACGCCACCTTTGCGACAGCCAAAAAAATCGAGCACACGTGCTTGGGTTTCGGGATTCGCGATCGATTCGTCTGTCACTGTCTTATACTCCTGTTGCTACCCGTCAGACACGTTATACACGCGACTGACGGGTAGCGTCCAGAAATTCAGAGTGCAGGGGAGAAGCGGAACCTCTCCGCCATCGACTTGAGTGCCCGGTTCATTTGCTCACGACCATTCGGATTATCGCTGACGATCACGATCATCTCCGGCATGTGCTCCGGGTGGTTCTCCAGCCAGACAAGCACGTCGTGTCCGTTCATGTTACGCCCGCGCTCGGGATCGTACGACCCCGTGTCCCCGAAATCGTAATCAAGGTAGAGAGTGTTCCACGGCCCGTGGTGTTGAAGCTCCCACACACCGTCGTAGTAGTTGCGCGCGATGATGTCCACTCCGCTGAAACCGCGGAGATCGTCTATCAGAAGAGTACGGTCACTCGACATCTACTTGTCCTTGTCTGGGTAAGTGAACCCCCGCGTTTCGGACTTGTCATTGCGCGCTTCCGCTTCACGCACGTACTGGCCGAGTACGTCCGCAACAGCGTAGTACTGCGCCCGGACAACGCGGTCCTGGTCTATCAACGGCGCATGCGTGGTAAGAAACTTGATGAGCGCCTTTACGTCGGGAGCGGGTATCCAGCAGAGCGGGATAGCCGTACCGGCGGCTTGGACGAAGTCCACTCGGATCGTCGACTCGACCGGCTTCTCCTGCGGCGTTTTCTTTTTCTTCGTTTTCATTCTCCGCTTGCCTCCTTCCTCAGTGTGATAGCCCATCGGCGATAGGACGCCGCGAGCACTGCTCCGGATTGAACAGGAAGAACTCGGACGGGCACTCATGCAGAGAGCACGGCCAGCCTACGAGCACTAGAACAAGGCGCTTCATTCCGCCCTCTCGTACGTGGCTTCGAAGATGTCGGGCTTGCACGGATAGAACTCACCCTTCACTCCCTTGATGATCCAGTCGCCCACGGAGCACAGATGCTCGCCTTCCAGCGTCGGGATGATGAGGTTCGGCTTCTTGTCCACCGGGTCACGCGCGGTCGGGCAGAACGCCATGACTTCAGCATCGTTTTTCCCTGTGAACTGAACGGCCTCGATGACAACGGGCTTCTTGCGATACTTCATTAGAACAACGCCTCCAATCCTCCTCGCATGACTTTCTCCAGCGAGGTCTTCTTGTTTGTTCGATGATCGGTCGCTCTATCATCTTGTACCCTGTACGTGCGTATTTTGTCGCCCCGCATGCCGCTACCTACTTGCGCCTTGCGGTCGCCGGCTCTCTCATTGTCTATCTTGGATTGGTGCAGCGTATACAGCTTGGAGATGAGCAGATTCATCGCCCGGTCACGGTTCGTTTTCTGTGAGCGCTCCGAGCAGCACTCTACGCGAAGACCGCTCGGTATGTGCGTAAGGCGGCAAGCCGTCGCCACCTTGTTGTTGTTCTGACCGCCATTGCCCGCAGCCTTGCGGTAGAGTTCTTCATGGATGTGTGCCAGGTTGAGCGTCGGCAGCTCCGGCGGCGGGGACATTACAGCAACGGTGACGGTAGATGTGTGGACACGGCCGCGCTTCTCCGTAGGGGGGATACGCTGCCACCGGTGACCCCCGGACTCACGGCTAAATAAGACCTGAGCGTTGGTGCCGTAGAACTCCAGCACCATCTGCCCAGGTCTGTCATCAATGATGTCTCCTTCGAGACCGTGTTTCTTTGCGAGCGTGGCGTAGATCGTCGCCATCTCCCGAACGAGGAGCTTCGCGTCGTCGCCACCTTCCGCTGCGCGGATTTCTACGTAGACGGTTTCCATCACGGTCAGACCCGAGCGCTCCTTCAGCGCCCGGGCCTGCTCGGCGGCCGTCTTCAGGCTAGTAGCCATAACGTTCCATCGTTTTGATCTTCTTCGCGATCGCGACCTTGATCGCTCTCACGGTTGTGATGAGCTCGATGAGGAGCTCCTGATACGCTTCCAGATTCCTGTGCAGTTTCTTCAGCGGGTACAGCTTGTTCTTCGGAAGAGGGTCGTGGGACTTGGCAAGCTCATCGGCTTTCGTCAGCCATTCGGGCATCTCCATCTTGAAACTCCTTCTCGTAGAAGACTCTCACCACAGGGTCATTGCGCTCCAACTTGATGATGTTCCATCCGAGCTCTTGCATCTGCCCCGCAAACACGGTGGCACCGGTGTAGGGCTTGATGTGGTCGCGGACTATTCTCCTGGTGTTGCTTGCCATCGCGCGGTCACTCCTTCTCGCTGTTGCTCTGTGACGCTGGTGCCTCCGGAGGCACTCGCCACTGGTAAGCGCGATACACTGTTGCCTTGCAGGTCGCGCAAACAAACGTTTCCGTGATGTGGTTCAGGTCGACTCCCTGATGCGTAGCCATGTCCGTATGGAAGATACTCTTGCGATTGAGAACGCCGTTGCAGCGCTCGCCCTTGTAGAACATGGGACAGAGAATCGGGATCACCGCGGACTCTTCGTGCATGTTGTTTACTCCCTAACGGTAGCGAATGCGGATCTCGAACTTTTTGACACCCGCGGGCAGCTCGATACGAATATTAGGCAAAGCAGGACGCTCCTCCTCTTTCATCAGACGCGACAGCGCGGCACCGATGAGCACCCCCAAAGGGGAAAAGGACGTACTTGGAGTCGACGTCGGCTCCGGGGCCGGAACATCTTCATCGAACTCCAGAAGATCGAGCGGACGGATCTCCATTCCCATTCTCTTTCACTCCTTGTCGAACTCACTCTTGAATTCGCATGACTGGTTGCACGCAGCACACGGCTTCTCGTAGCCGTTCAGCTGCATGGTGAAGTGCTCAGCAAACGCCTGCTTGCGTTCCATGAGCTTGCCGGGATCTTTGTGCATCGAAGACGTCTGCTCCAGGAGCTTCGCGTACATGTCCGGAAAGCGGGCGCCGGAATACGTCTGGACTCTCTTGGATAGGTGACCGAATACCATGTTGGCGAGGATAGGAACATCCTGCGGATTTTCAACTGTAAGAGAGATCATGTACGCCAACGCCTCTACCAGGCTATCAACGTAGACCGGATGCAGCGGGTCTGCGCACCGTGGACCGCCCTTCAGCTTTCTCACGTACGCGACCTCCAACTTCGTGGGCATGTTGATCACGCCCCTGAAATTGGGGTTGTCCTCTGTTTCGTCGTCGGGATCAGGCGCCGGCGTCACCACTTCAGAGATCGTCACTTTGAGATGTCTGTTGGGCTTTTTCACTTTCTTCCCTTTCCTTGCGGGTCTTCAGGTCACTTAATCTTTTACCAAGAATAGAACTGTAGTTCACGTGTGGCAAGCTGTTGAGTTCGTACTGTCCGTCTCCGATGAGTATCTCCCGGAGCTGGTGCGCACGGTAGATGATATCCGCTCGTGTTTTCAGCGGGTCGATCTCCTGGATATCCGCCACAACGGCGGTAATGTTGCCCGGACGCAGGTAGTGCGTGATGATATGGTCTTCTTGAACACTGAAGAATTTGATCTTCCCGAACTTGCGGCTCTGCGCTCCATAAGGAACGAATCCTTCTCTCGCCGGACTCATCTTCAACGACCGGTGCATGTACTGAAACTGGTGCTTGGTCATCCCGTCGAAGTAGTTCTTCAGTTGCACCTTCAACTCTGTGTACTGACTGACCGGGGTACCTTCGAACTTAGCGTACCGCGAGATCGTGTAGTAGTACTCACCGGTAGCTTCGTTCCTTATGGTGCCGTCGTGCAGCTTGTCCCCTGCGTCTACGTAATTCCGCGGAGCAAAGAAGGCGTCATCGAAGTCCGCTTCCCAAGCAGGGGAGAAGTACACCTCTCCTTCCCGGAAGACCGCACGGACGGCAAAGACCGCCCCGCCCGCTTCCATAATGGGGCCGAGCATCAGCTGAACAATCCCCTTGAAAGAAGGGCTCCGCCGCTTGGGCAGCATCTTCTTCTTGTTCTTTTTCCGTACAGCCTCCATCTTCCGTGCGACTTGCCGGTAGTGCTCGAAGGTCGAAACAGGAACGGCAAAGACAGTACTGGGATCTACATTCGGCCATATGCGGTCAACGTCGAAGTCCGCGGCGCTCTTGCGAACGAGCAGCGGGTACTGCGCTGTCCAAAGCGCTCGCACATGTTCGATGAAAGACATCTCCGGGTGATGCTGAAAGTAGCCGCGCGACTGCTTCCCCACCCAGGTGAACAGGTCCTCCCGCTTCATCTGTTCGACGAGAAGCGGGAAGTTCATGATGATGTAGCGTACCTCCGCGCCATCTACTGTACGGGTACGCCGGCACACACCAAGCTTGCCATCCGGGAGTGCGTAGTGCGGAATCGTCAATACGTCGTACATCTCGGGACTGTACTTCGCAGTTCCGAATCCGAACGTGTCCACGACAATGTCCGGCGGAGAGATTTCCTTGCCGGCCTGAAGAATCTCACGGAACAGCGCCAGCTTCGCCCGGGGGACCAGCGTGCTGGCATGAAAGAGCGAAGGTCCCTTGGGGATGGGAGGGAGCACGTGCTTCCACGCGCTCAGCACGTTGTACTGGTTCCGCATGGGCAGGCCCACGCTCTCAAGCGTGCGAGCCAGCGCCTTGCCCGCCACACGTCCGAGATCAGGTATCTGGCTGAACTGGTTCACCAACCCCTCATAGAGAACCATCTCGTCGTAGTTGACGGGGATGACCGCCTTCAGCGCCTCTTCCTGGAATTCACCATCAGCCTTGTCGTCCCCGAGATCGAACATTGCATTCTCGGTGATCAGTTTACGCCGTAAAAGACTGAAGAGCAGAGGTGAGCGCCGCCGCACGAGCGCCTGAAACGCCCACACCATCCGTGTCTGCACCGCCCGCGGATGTGTCAGTCCTTCCTTGAAGATGGACGGCCAGTGGAGGACCACCTGGTAGTTGCGCTTGCCCCGCGCAAAGAACCCGATGCCGCCGGCTTCAATGAGCTGCCCCGTGAACCGGGTCTCGGCCTCGTCGCGTGTGATGGTGCCCTTCTGAGGGTGCGCCATCCTCAAGGTCTTCGTAAGGTCTGCGGCAGCCCTCGACTCCACCATGCGGGTGATCCCCGTCACGACGTCGACCATCAATTCCCGGGTTTGGGCGGCCGTCACGGTGCCCGATACGACCATACTTCGGAATTCATTTCGTGTCATGATTTCTCCTTACGATGCTTCTTACATTGTGCGCACAAATATTACATTACCCCCTATAGCACTTAAGTATGCGAAAGTCAACAACTCGAAAACAAATTAAAAGTTACAGCCACAAATACAGAGATGAAAAAGCAGGGAAAAATCGGGTCTCGCAGATAACTATTGGGTTTTTCGGAAACCTTACAAATACTCATTCCCATAGCCATTATATATACCAAAAGAAAGGTGCGATATCATTAAGGAAACAGCCCGCCTCGCACCAGCGTCACAGCACAGGCGATTCCACCGGCGTCACGGCGTCACGGCGTTTTCTGAAGACCCTGAAGAGGCCCGGTTGCCGGTAACTACCTTGAAACCATTGAAAATAACGCAAACCTTTGGCGTAAGAATTTGTCACACTCATCTGGATTGTACTAAATCAAAACGGTCGCACGATGAATTACACGCCAGCGGAATCGTTCATCTTTTAGAAACCCCGTCCAATCAGCTCCGAAGCGCCAGGATAAGTGCTAGGGGGGGTAATACACTTTTTTCTTCATTTCACTTCGTACCTACTATATACTACATCTAACGACACCAATAATATCAAGAGGTTACGGGTTTTGGTATTATCGTCTTACGATCTCTCCCCCATGCCCCTAGAACAAATCTAATACCCCCCTATGCCCTTTCCCCCCATTCTCCCTATATCTTCTCTCTTCTTTTATAAAAAGAGTAAGTAAGTAAGTAAGATAGCTTGATATCGTATGCCCTTGTTTTTTATTACAATCTAGATCAATGTGACAGCACCGGCGTAACAGTAAAGCCGCGTAACTCTTAAACATTAAAGAATCTTAACGACGAACGCAGGGTTACGTGCTAGCGCATGCCATCAACCTTTTCAGAGAAAAAACCAGCACTTAGCGTATCAACTCTCTTTTTCCGATTTTACCTCGCTTTTTCATCTCTGTTTTTGGTCCTACTACTTTTATTTCTCCTGCTTCCTCAATCACCTCGACCACTTACTCTTTCCATCAGAACACCGTTATTGTTTTTACACTAAATCCGGGGTGTAATTTCCGTCCTCCGTTCACTCACGCTGGATTTACATGTGGAGTAAAACAAGGACAAAAACTGATATTTGTCATCTTTTTTTGTGTGTGTATCCCCGCCTACTCCATACCTTCTCCCCCCTCCCCGCACAGATACCGACACCGTATACGCACCTTTGTATACCTTGCCTACATTCTGAGACTTTTTATTTTACTGTTTCCTCAATCATGTCGAAGACATAAAAAAAGGGCCCGGCCTACGATATGTAGTCCGGACCATGAAAATCCCGTACCTTCGTTTCCCGCTAAACCCGGTGACGCCGGTGTCAGCTCTCGTTTCGCCGCCCCATTGCCATCTGGGTCATGAGCGAGCTGAGGAGGTTGTTCGCCTCCGGCTCGATGTGGTTTCTCTTCTCGTAGTTCTCGATTTCCCGCAGGGCCGCGGGCATGAACGACCCGAGGAGAGCCCGCGTGGCCTCCCCCCGCGGGGTGTGCTGGCACAGGATCGAGACGAACGCCGTCGTCATGTCGACCATGAGCGTAGTCGTGGCCCCAGACGGATACCCCTCGATGTGGATCTCCTCCCGCACCGCGGTCTCCCCGGTGACGGTGTGCTTGATGTTCACCGTTCGCACGGTTCCCAGCTTCTGTGCGAGGGCGTCGTCATCGTTGCCGTAGATGTTGTTGGCGTTGTCGTTACCGTTGGCGTTGTCATCTTCCTCGGTCATCTTCTTCTTGCTCCTTTCTCAGGCGGTTTCATCCTGGTGTTCATCCCCGGTTGATATCGTCTTCCGCTCTCCCGAGCGCGAGCGCAGCAACCCGGCGGGATGAACATCCCGGCCATGTCTGCGCGTCCCCGTCGGCGATCACGTACAGTGCCTTGCGGAACTGCTCCGCGAGGCCGGCTTCGATGTCGCGTTCCTCCAGCAGCTTCTCGGCCCTCGTCCTCCAGTAGCAGATGTCGCACAGGTCGAGGTCCGCGCCCGGCTCGCGCCCGTGCAAGTGCGGGTTGACCGCGTGCGACCCGCACCCCGGGGTTTTGCACTGTTTACCGCTCATGTCCCCTCCTACTCGCCGTATTCTTTCTTCATTTCGGCATCGCACTGTCGGCACCGTTGCTCGGCAGGGATTTTCGTCCACAATTTACGCTTGCTGTCGTCCGCGTCGAGATCTCGACAGCAAAGGACGCCGGGATCAGTCGTGAAAATGTGGTAGAACTTCCCGTACTTGGTTTTGTGCCCGTAGACTCTTTCGATCTTTTTCATCTCGTCCTCCTCCTCCTACTCGCCCCTGAGGGCGGCACCGCGAACACAGCGGGCGTAGTTGCCGAGCGTCTTGCCGTCGTCGTACACGCCGCCGTAGCTGAAGGCCACGCCCCACGCGTAGGACGCGGACGCGGCACGCGCTGACGACGACCAGAACCAGTCGGACGGCATCCTTGGGAACTCAGAAGCCGGATTGCTCTTCGAGTAGTCGATCAACGCAACCAGCTCCTCAACAGTAGGCAACCGCCAGTCGGTGTGGTCGCCGAGGTCCAGGCGCGCAGCCGCGTCCATCTGTTCTTGCCAAGGGGCAGGCTGGAGTGGCTCGGCCTGCCACTCCAGGCCAGTCTTCGTGTCACGGATGATTCCGTTTTTCAGATCAACAAATCGGTCCATTTGGGATCTCCTTAAAGACCTAATGTGTCTTTGGAATATTCCGTACTCATTCCCGTTTCCTCCACATCGATCACAATCCATCGCCGCGACCCGTCCTTGCGTTGTACGAGTATTTCTAGCACCCCGCGCTGAAAGTCGTTTTTTTCGCGCTTTATGAAACGATCAAGCCTTGACAGACCGACGCCTAAAAGGAATCCGGTCACTACTCCTACACAAGCTATCGCGACATATAACATGTTTACTCCTCGCCCCGCAGGGCGGCACGCAGCCGCTCGCACTCGGCCCGCGCCTCGTCCCGTTCCCGCTCGACTTTGGCCAGCCGCGCCTGTGTCGCCGCCAGGGTGAGCCGCAGTTCCCCAATCTCGGTCATCCCCACCTTGCGCCCGTAGTCGGTCGGGCCGGGTCCGTATGTCTCTCGGTCGCTCATCTTCCCCTCCTACTCGCCCCGCAGGGCGGCGCGCTTCTCGTCAACCCAAGCGCGTAAAGTCTTTTTGCGATACGAACCACGGTATTCGAATAACCAGCTTGCCACCTCATCGACGGTGTAACGCGATTCGATTTCTGCCCGCAGCCGCTCGCACTCGGCCTGCGCCTCCCGCGCCTCGGTCAGCGCCCCCAGCGTCTCCATGGCCGAGGCTTCCAGTTCGTTGGCCATGTCCCCGAGCACCGGACACTCCTCCGCCCGTCGCCGCAACGCCTGGCAGACCATCGCCACCGCGCCCCGCAAATCATGCTGCGTACTCATCTCACTCCTCCTCTCCCCGCAGGGCGGCGCATATAAAACCAACCCTCTGGAACACGATGGCGCAATTTTGACTTTCCGCACTTCCTGCACGTCATCTCGACACGATGCCCGAGCATATTGATCTCGTCACCGTAAATGCGCCTGTATTCCCATTCGTTATGGTGGCACGTTAGCCTGAGCCAAAACCATCTAAGCCGTTTCATTTCTTCTCCTCGCCCCGGAGGTCGTCCGGGACCCCCCAGATGCATGTGCAACCATACCTTTATTCATCGTAGAATGACGACGTCTCATGAAGCACGTAGTTTCCGTCCTTCTGATAAATGAACGCAACGTAATCGGAATAACTGCACAACAGGCCATCCTCTTCGTCGCGCTCGGCCAAAAGACCCTCTGTGATTACGGGGAAGAACTCCGAACAATCTTCCGGACAGGAATCAGATATGTGTCTGTAAAAGTCCTCAATCGGAAACACAAACCCGTCCGGGTATTTGGTGTCTATCTCCGATTCGGGGTAATCCTCCCAGCCGCGCAACTTGCGTTCCGCCCGGTATGCCTTCCAGATATCCTGCGGCGTTGCCTTGACCTCCGAGAACTTGCGGAGATTATCCGGGCTGAAGAACTCCACAACGTCATCTCCATCATGGCGCACTTTACCGAGTAACCCGTGCTTCTCTCCCATGATATAGACTTCTGCTCCGGTCATCTGTTTTACTCCTTTATCCCTCGCTTTTCTCCCAATAGCCGCGCCACCTCAACCACCAACGCCTCGACTTCTGTGGCGTCATCCCGGGCGGGCTCACCGGACGGGCGCTTCTCCCGCACGGCATCCAGAGCAACCCCTATCCGGTCGAACTGCTCCTTGGAGCGTGCGGCCCAGCCCTCTCTGCTCGTGAGCAGGTGCGCGTTCTCCGAGAGCAACGAGCGAAGCCAGTCCGCGGCGGAGTTGACCACGTTCTTCCCGAGGTACCTGGTCGGCAGGTTGGACTGCAACCAGGCGTACCCCTCCTCTCCGTCATCGTATGCTGCCTGCAACCGGTCTGTCTTGGCCACCAGTGTTGCGATGTGCTTCCTGGTTTCCGCCTGCTGCTTGGCGTACCGAACAGCGGCGTCCAGCCGGGTCTGTTCGATACGGTCGAGTTGTGACAGCAGGTTGAGGTTGTCCCGGGTGAGGGCGTCCACGGTCTCGTGAGCCGTGGCGAGACGCTTCTTCAGATCATCTTCCTGAGGCATCTGTCATCCTTTCTTGATGAGATCCCCCAGCTTGGGCGGCCAGCTGGAGGACCTCGTCGACTTGTGCGCGGGGGCGGCCGGCGGCTCAACCGGCGCCGAGACGGACGGTTGGTTGAAATGGTTCTGCATCCGGTCTCGCAGCTCGATAATGGCCTCCTCGGGCAGGGCGTAGGCGAGAGGCCCCATCTCCAGGGACAGGGCCACTCGCCAGTTCTGGACCTGCTGCGGGGAGAGTGCGGTGTGGGTTCCCATAGGTCAGTCCTCCCTCTTTTTCTTCATGATAAATGCCTGGTGCGCTTCCACCTTGTCGAAGACGCTGTCCGGGATGTAGCTGCTGGAATTGGTCAGGTGGATGAAGAACGCCAGCGTCTCCGGTTCGTACTGCTCATGGAGCAGGCGCTTGATGGTGTCGTTGCGCATGTTGAGCTGCTGGTTGGATTTCTGAGAATCCTCTGACCGCTTTTGGGATACTTCCGTGAGGCGTTCCGTGAGCCTGCGGATGTTCTTGCGGGCGCTCAGCAGGTAGTACAACAGGAGGATGACCACCCCTGTGACCGCCGCACCCGCCACGGTGTAAATCATGTCGGCACCTCCAATTTCTCCACAGCGTCGTGGAGGTACTTGAACACCTCGGGGTTCAAGAGCTTCTCGTTGTTCATCATCCAGTTGATGTCCTCTTCGCAGTGCAGGATGACCGCCTGCGCCGCGGCGAGCTCCTTCTCCGCCTTCTCTGCCCGGTCATGCTGCCGCAACGCCTCTTCAAGCCGCGCTTCCTTGCTCGACTCTTTCAGCGCGGTTGCGTAGGCGCTCATGTTTATTCCTCCTCGCCGACCGCCGACGCGGGCGGGTTCGTCACGAACTTCTTTATCTCGTACTGCGCGATGCCGAGCACCGCGGTTTCGTTGATGAGGTCATCGTGCAGCGCGAAGTGCATGATCTTGGGGTCCGCCTCGCTCAGAAACCACTTCAGCCACTCCTTGGCCCGCTTGATGGTAGTGGAGTAGGTGAGGCGTCCCATGCTGTTGTGCTCTTCGGGCATGTCGAAGAGGGCGTACAAGCCGCCTTCGTCGTCGGGGTACTGCCCGAGCAACCGGCCGGTCCTGTAGTCCATGAAGACGTAGAGCTTTTTGCGTTTTTTGAACTTGATGAAGCGGTCCTGCTCCAGAGCCGAGATGAGGTCATCACGTTCGGCATTTCCGAGGATGTCGACGATGGCGTCATACTGCTTTTTGTCCATCCTTCTTCTCCTTCTCGATAAGCACGAACTCCTCTTTCCCCTCCTCGCAGTCCAGCATCGACGTGATAAAGTCGTGCGGCGAGATCCGGTATGTGGAGACGTGCTTTCCCTTGACGTCATGGATCATCCCGATGAGGGCTCCGCTGCTGATGCACATCGAGACCTCTACGGTGCGGCCATCTTCGAGCGTGGCGTCGGCGACGCCCTGTCGCAGGATGAGGGGGTCCCCCTCGTACTTGCTGATCCTCATTCCTCTTCCTCCCAGTTTGCGGGATCCGGAGGACGTCCGGTTACCGGGAACGGACACCAGATCGGTGCGTTCAGTGTCTCCTCCACCGACAGGGTGCATACCCCCTCGTCTCCCTTGTTCTCACAGTTGTGGCACACGAACTTGCGCATGGTCTTTACTCCACTCTCTCTAGCGGGATCTCCCCGTCTGGGCTGGTGCTGATCCAGATGTTTCTCGCTCTGGTTGCACGTTTGATATCCACGAAGAACTCATGGTCCCCGCGGCACTCGCACAGGACCCCCTTGTCGATGACCAGCGTCTTCCCCTGCATGAGATCCCTGCACGTGACTACGACGTTGTCGACACCGAACTGCCTGAGGTACGCGTCTTTATTTACGGCGTAACGGAGCAGGTCCAGGGAGAGGGGGCCCGTGCGGAACTTCCCTTGAGGACCCCCGTCCCCGTTCTTCTCGTGTGGGTTCTTGATCTCGTAGGTGTCGTTAGCGAATGCCCGGGGCAGGAACGGCCCGTGGCCGTGGCGCGTCGAGTAGGCGCGTGTGACGAGCCAGGTCTCGATGTTCTCTTCCCGGTACGAGGGACCCAGCATCTCAACCACGTTCTGCATGCCGGTATTGCTGGGCGTGACGTGCGGGAAGAAGCCGTAGTCCATGTCGAGCAACAAGCCTTGTGAGCCTTCGAAGATCAGGGGGAAGTCTTCCCGGTCGTCCGGATCGTCACTGTACGGACCTTGCGTGGTGTTGTTGAACCCGTCTGCTTCTCGCGCCGATTGGTGGTGCAGCACGAATTCGTTCAGACTGTACGTGAGATAGAAAGCACCGTCGCGCACGTAGCCGGCAACCAGGGAGCAGTCCCCGAGGAACTGCTCTTCCGCCTCACTGTCCGGCTTCTCCAACGCCGCACGGTAGTACTCCTCGACCTGCTTGAGCTTCATCCGGACGATCTCGGGGTGCATGATGTCCTCGAACAGGAAGTGACAGCCGTTGCGCTCTCTCTGCCAGGTAGGGTAGATGCCCATGCCGCACGAGCCGTGCTCCCCCATGAGGTACTTCTGACGACGTCCCCACATCACATCATACGGGGTCGTCACGGCGCAGTGCCCGTCGATGTGCATGACCGGGGCCTCGATGCCGATCTGCTCCAGAGCAACCAGCTCGTTCATGAGATGCACCGGCGCCACGGGGCAGTACTTTGACCAGTATGTCGGCGCCCCCCTGAGAGTGCCGCTCCCGAAGTGCGCGAAGATGTGCTCCTTCCTCCCGACGACCACACGATGCGCGGCCTGATGGCCGCCGGAGAAACGCACCATGCCCGGGAGAACCCGGGATCTGGCGCAGAGCGCGTCGACAACGCGTCCCTTGCCCTCGTCGCCGAACGCAGCTCCCAATACTACCTTCATTGTCTCCTCCTTCAGTTGTTGTGGGTCACATTCTGATACCAAAAAGAAAGGCTTGGATAGGAGGAAACCCGGGCGCAGCGACGAGGCTACGCCCGGGCATTTCAGGTTGGTCTACAGCATCTGGTCGGAGGGCTTGTCCGGCACCGGCGTCACGACGTCACTCGGTTTCGCCTGCACGCCCTGCGCCTTGTAGGTGCGCAGGATGGCCTCGGCGATCTGCTCCGCTACCTGCGTGTACCTCTCCGCGACCAGAAGGTTCGGGCCCATCAGCTCGCGCCAGCGGTTCACGGCGGTGATGTCGTGGCCCGAGGAGGTCTCCCCGATGTGGATGTGGTAGCAGTTGTACTTCTCCTGCGCCTTGGCGAGGAGCTGGGAGGCCGTGGTGTTGTGCGGGTATTCGGACTGGTCTCCGAACATCGCCTTCATGTGGTCGCCGTGGTAGTCGTCGTGGTAGTTCTCGTCCCCGATGGTGAACATGAACCCCTTCTGCTGCCGCTTCTCCATGCAGTCGACCGCGGTGCGCTGCCCGGCAAAGTACCAGGCCAGCGGGTAGCTCTCGCCGCCGTTGCCACCCCCGCCGCCCTCCAGGTAGACGCTGGTGAGCCACTGGTCGAGCAGCTCGTCGCTGCTCTCGAACTGCCCCACCTGGAAGGGGGCGCCGTCACAGTGGTGGTCCCCCACCGCCGTGAACAGCACCTGCGGGTGCGGGACGCCGTTCTCGATGAGCTTCTTCATGATGTGCGGCAGGCCCTCCTGCACCAGGTGGTGCGGGACGGTGCCCATCGAGCCCGTGACATCGAGGGCGATCACGATGGCCAGCGATTCCGGGTGCTCGGACGAATCCCGGCTCTCCCGCAGCAGGACGTTGAAGGGGTTCATCCTGCTCTCGATCTGCCGCTGCCGGAAGACCTCGTTGATGTTCTTCTGGGCGTAACCCTTGGGAACGGCGATGCCGGCATCCTGGAGCTGAGATGTCGAGGACCAGCCCTTGTCCGCCCGGCGCCGCATGCTGCTGTTGTAGACGTAGCTTCCTCCCCCCATTACCGCACCTCCAACTGCGGCGCCGAACGGCCGAAGAGGAACTCGTACTGCTTCTGCATGAGCTCCAGCTTGATCTCCATGTTCCGGAGGTCGATGCCGATCTTGGTGTCGGCCTCGACGAACTTCTTGCCGTCGAAGTCCTTGCCGAGCATCAGGGAGAAGGTGTTCTCCGGCGAGAGGTCGAGCATGTTGATGCGGTCGCGCCGCATGCGCCGCATGTCGGCGACGAGGTCCTCGATGCACCGGCGGTATGCGGTCTCGGCGTCCTCGGAGATCGAGGTCGCCCGGTCGTCCTTGATCTGCTTGTTGTTGCGCTTTAGTGAGCTGACGAACGCGCCTTCGGGTTTCGTCTCGACCTGGTCCTTGGTTTCTTCGGTCATCTCTTTCTCCTGTTCGCGGTTTTCTTGACCGCGGGTTTGAGCCCCAACCCGTTGAGGAGCTTGTTTCGCGTCTCCTCGGGCAGGTATGCCTTGTCTTCCCACTTGAGTTTCTTGTAGTTCGCGAGACAGGTAGAGCACACACCTCCTGTCTCATTGTCCCGGTGCCCTATGACGACGCGTTGGGACATGTCCGAAGCTCCGCCGAGGGTATCGCCGATCTGGTCCTCGCACCGGCCGCAGTTCACGTAGCCGAAGCACATAGAGACGACGCGACTGTGCCCAACGAGTGCGCACACAACGCTGCGCTTTTGATAGTCGGAAACATCATCGCCAAGAGCGACGAGTTTGGCTTCGAGCTCTTTTTTCGTCACTGAAAGTCTCCCATCTTGATCGCGCCGATGTCGACCGCTTTCTTCTTCTCGATCATGAAGTGCTTCACCGGACGGCCGCCGACCGCCCCGGGGTCCTGTAAGTACTCGTACTCGTCCTTCTTGTATGCGATGGCGGCGGCCTCGAACGGGCCGTTGTTGACCACGAAGATCACGCAGCAGTCCTTGGGGATCTGCTCCCACGTGGGGAGCCCGAGCCCGTCCAGGCTGATGCCGTTCTCCTCACACCAGGTGCTCTTTCCGTGCGTACCCGCACCGGGCGGGTTGAGGTAGTATCCCATCTTTACTCCTTCTTGCGCTTGATTACCGGTCCTGTTTCTTTGGGTACCGGCGCTCCGCAGTTCTGACACCGATTTCCTCTTACGGGCATGTTGCAGAAGGCGCACGTCGGGACGAACACCTGACGTGCGGCCTCTGCTTCGATGTAGGCTTTGAGCCCTCGCAGGTGCCGGCGGAAGCTGGGCATCAGCTCTTCACCTTCCTGCTCATGCCGCGGAACCCGAGGGCGTTGTCGAGTATCAACTTCTCCGCCGGGGTGCCGACGGACCCGGCGTGAGTGGTGATATGGCCCTGCTTGGCCCTCTCGACCGAATCCCGCAATTGCCGGGCGATGAGGTCGATGACGTTGTCTGCTTTCCCGGGCAGGATGTGCTCGATGATCACCGCGGAGAGGGAAGAGGTGAGGTCGTGGAAGAGGTGTGCCGTGAAGTCGTCCCCGGCGTAGTTCTCGACCTCCAGGGTCTGGATGAGATCCTGGTCCTCTCCCCTGATGATGTCCTCGGACGTGATGGTGATCTTACGCATCGGAACCTCCCTTGATGTCCTTGGCCTTGCGGAGCGCCTCCGCCACGACACGGTCCTGGAGGGTGGGTTTCGCCTTTCCGAGACGGGCGTTGATCTCCTCCGCGCTGATCTTGCCGCCGGCGAAGTCGGTGAGCGGACACTCGCCCTCGTTGTTGGATCCGGGCAGCATGTCGACGTCTCCGAGACGCGCGGCCTCGATGATTCCCTTGATCTGCGGCACGACGATGTTGTACAGCGCGATCTCGGCTATGTCGGGGTTGTTGTTCGAAGTACCCACGAGGAAGCTGCCGTACGCCGAGGTGAAGTCCGTCATGATGCTGGCCATGCGTTCGGAGTCGAAGGGGTAGCCCTCGACCTCGACCTTCATGACGGAGAACTTTCCATCGATTTCCCCTTCCGGGAAGCAGAGCGTGATCTTCTTCATTCCTTCTGACCTTTCTTCCGCGGTTACCACAGGTATGCGCGGAGAGTTGGGAGCGACAGGTTGTCGGTCTCGGGCTCGGGGAGCTTCACCTTGAAGTAGCGAAGTACCGTGATGCAGGCAAAGCGCTCTTCGAACGGGCTCTTCCTGTCCCGCGCATTGACGATTCGTTCCATGTCCTTCAGCCAGCACCTTCCCTGCTCGTGGTTGACGCGGTTGATCGGCATGTCGGTGTCCATGTCCTTGAGCAGGACGTTGGAAATGTTGATGCGGTCCGTCGTTACGGAAACGCCGGTCCCCTCGGGAAAGACGTTCAGGTCGTCCAGCACCCAGTTGTCGCCGACGGGATCCGGCATGTGAACCACGCGCCCCGACGCCAAGACGAATGTCGCCGAGACGGTCGTGAGTCTGAGTGCGGCGTATACGGTCTTCTGCTGGTGCTCGATCTCCTCGGCCGACTCCTCAGGCACGTTCGCGGACACAGGTATCAAGGTCCGGGGATCCCACGCGTGGTAATCCCCCGCACCCTGGTAACTGTCGTAGTTGTCGAAGCGAACAGCTATCTTGCCGGGATAGCCCGGAGGGTGAAGTTTGGTTACGGTACCTTCTGCCCTTTCCCCGTTAAAGAATTCCCCGAGAACGCGGTCCCCGACCTTGTACGCGTGTACGACCTTGGCGTTGGGCTGGACAAGGAGCTGAACATCCCGGAAAAAGACGAAGGTACCTTTCCCGTTGTCGAACTCCACTTCGATCTGCCCATCCCTGAACGAGCGGACAATGCCGGACTTTCCGGCGTAAACAGGATCGCTATCGAGGATGAGAACGCGGTCACCCTGCTTGTATGACATTCTTCTTCTCCTTCTTGATGTGGTGCGTCAGGTACCCCGCCCAGAAGCCCACTCCAAACGAGATCGCCATGCCGACGATCAGTCCGATGATGATGATGTACATGGCCGCCTCACTTCTTTTTCTTCGAGGATGATGGCGGCATGGGGAGAGGCCCGGGCGACGGAGGGGTTGTCCAGTACTCGTAGCGCTTCTCTCCTATCTTCCGGCGATGGAAGCGCCTGAGCTTGCCGTCCTTGGCGAGACGGTCGAGCGCCGAGCTGATACGGCCGTGGTCGGCCTCCGGGTACTTCTCCTGCAACTGCATGATGAGAGCGCTGTTGGAGAAGCGCATCCCTCCGGAAGAGTCGAGGAAGTCCACGATTCGTTTCTTCCACTCGCCGCTGCGCATCTTCTTGTAGTGACGGGTTGGTGTCTTCCAGGTGGCCTGTCCCACTCCGGAACCGCTGGTGTGCATGCGCTTGCGTACGGCGCGGCCCTTCTTACTCAGTTCCATCAGCGCGAGACTCAGGGTAGAGGTATTCAGGTGGGTGTACTTGAACCGCGGGTCGGCGGGGGCGCTCGCGATGATGTCGCGTGCCTTCTCGTAGATCTCGTACTCTGTCTGGTACCTGTTACCCACCAGGATGGACTCGACAAGATCCAGGTACCTGTTCGAGACGGTCGAGGTGAGTTCGTAGACGTTGTCGTCCTTCACCTCAACCACCTCGACGGGGGCGGCGTCCCGGTCGGTATCAGCACAGACGTACGTCATCGCACCGTTCTTGTACCCGATCTCCGCGATCCGGCCCTCTCGCAGGAGAGCGTCGGTGATTCGGCCAACACCGTTTACTGTCAGGAATTGAAGGTCGGCGGTCACTGCCGCGTAAGAGGCGGACATCGGGACACGACTGTGGAACGCCGCGAGCAGCTTGTCCTTGTACTTCAGGACCTCGTCATCCACCAGCTTCTCGTACTCGCTCTTGGGCACGAAGTGGTTCGGGAATTCCTTGCCCAGCGCGTCTACCAGTCGCACCACGTGCTCGTGCAGGGCGCTCTCCAGGGTTGCCCGTACGATGGTGCTCACCATGCCGGGACTCGTCTGCGTCGTTTCGTAAAGAGCGGTTACGTCGCGCAGCAATTTCAGAACGTCTTCGCTCATGGCACTCCTCCTTGGTTGTTTGGTTACCGACTTGTACCAAAAAGAAAGGCACCAGCGTCACAGCATTACGCCGTAAACGCGGATGCCCGTTCCGACTCTTTATGCAAGCTTATACCCGAAGGGATGGATTGTGCGGTTACAAACAACCGGCTTCCCTAACACGGACAACTTCGAGAGTCGCGTACTCACCGACCCCAGAACCCGTCTGGTCTTTTCTCTTGAATCCGCTATGCCGGGATAAACCTCGTCATAGTACAGTAAGCAAATTTCTTCTGCGATTTGGACGGCCGGGATATACACATCTTCACGGTGAACTTCCAAGACGCTTAGTATCTTGGACTCCCAGTTGGAGGCGCCCCTCATGGCTCCATCTTTGCTATACGGAAGTTTCCAGACTGTCTTGCCGTCCGTATACACCTTACACTCAATGACCCCCGCGTTGTACAGGGTTGCAAGAGTCTGATCTACGGTATTCTTCGAGACACTCGCTCCGTACTTACTTAAAAGACGGCCGCACAAGTCCTCAAGACTGATGTAGCGTGTTTTCGCGAGGGTATCCAGAATGTTGCCTTCCAGCAACGTCGTGTGTGGTCTTGATGGAGACCCGCACTCAGACGGGTCAGGCGCAGAGAGAGGCTCCACATTCTGACCAGGCGGGGTGCACGTATATGACTTTCTCCACCTCACACCCGCGGCGGAGGTAAGACGGTAGATACCCGGATATCGGAGAATTTTTGTGATGTACTTCAGGGTGGTTTTCAAGGAGGTACACCCGGAAAACGTTTTTGGGTACTCCTGTTTTACGGCGATGAGGAGTTCGTGGTCGGTCATGGGGCCGCCCCGTTTCTGGAGAACTTTCAAGATGCACTCAGCTTGTCCCGCCCTCGTACGGCCCT